GCAAGCGTGTCAAGCGAGGACTGTTCAAGTCGGCAGTTGGAAAGGTTATCAATGCCGATGTGAACGGTGCGCTTAATATCGGAAGAAAAGTATTCGGTGATTCTTTTATGATAGCTGATATCGGGCGTTGGTATCGCCCCGAACGGGTTAACGTTCTAAAATGTATGTGTGAAAATGTACATTAATGCCTCCTGATTGTTGTGATTACAATGGTCTGACTGCACCATATCCAAATTCATTTGGAGAAATGACAATGTATAAAGATGGTGTTAGGTATGAAGAGGATGATGATTTTGAGGAATTTATCATTTGTGAAAACGAAGAAATGTTTAAGGAAACCGTAATAGAACTATTAAATAACAATAAATATGAAAACATTTTTTGAGTGTAAAATTCGCTACGAAAAAGTAGCAGAAAATGGGATGAATAAGAAAGTAAGTGAGCAATACCTAGTTGATGCGCTTAGCTTCACTGAGGCGGAAGCACGTATTATATCTGAAATGACACCGTTTATCAGTGGCGAGTTCACTGTTTCGGACATTAAACGCTCCAATTACAGCGAACTGTTCCCCTCTGAGGAAGATGCAGCCGATCGATGGTTTAAGTGTAAGCTGTATTACATCACTCTGGACGAAAAAAGCGGAGCGGAGAAAAAGACATCATGCTATATGCTTGTTCAGGCAGCAGATTTGAGAGATGCTGTAAAGAAACTTGACGAAGGAATGAAAGGCACAATGGCAGACTATGTGATTTCATCCATAGCCGAAACCGCCATCATGGATGTATATCCGTATGAAGCGGAAAATGATTCCTGCTTATCGGAATACCCAAGTGGACACAAGACGGAAGCTGTCATAGGCGGAAAGAGCGTCATTGTAGACAAAACGGGAAATTCAACTGTAGTTTTACCTAGTTAAATTGTATATATATGGCAAACGAACAACAAAATCAGGTTTTCCATCATTGGAGAACTGGAAGTCAATCTGATTATGTGGGAGTAGAAATACTCCCTAACGGTCAGTCTATTATTGCTACAATATCCCATATCGTATGGGATGAGAATGCAAAGGTACAAGGTAGTAAGAAACCATCATGGATTGCTTACTTTAAAGAAGCAGACCTTGTTCCTAAACCTATGCTATTGAACAGTACGAACCGCAAACGCCTTACAAAGCTGGCACAAACTGATTATCCTGAAACCATCCGTGATTTTCGTGTCATATTGTGCAAGGAACTGACACGTGACCCAAGCGATGGAGGAAAGGTTTACGGATTACGTATAGGGCGTGATGTTCCACCACCACCACAGAAAGAGAAAATGACAGTCAACTCTGATAAATTCAAGGCTGCATTGGAAGCGTTAAAAAGTGGGAAATGCGAAATTGGATACATCACGGCAAGCTATGATGTGGACGCGGAAGCTATGAAATTGTTTAACGAAGCGACTAAGAAATAATGGAAGCAGAAGAAAAAGAAAAATTATGGCTTATGAAGAGGTGTGGTAAAATCACCTCTTCCGCCATTGGAAAACTTATGGTTTCTGGGAGAAGGGAAATGACACCTTCCGAACTAGAGATTGCAAAAAAACAGGGCGTAAAGAGAAAGACAGTTGACGTTCCTTTCGGGGATACAGCTATATCTTATCTTTATCAGGTTGCAAGGGAAAGAAGGTTAAACAAGCCATGCCGACATATATCCACTTCTGACATGGAGTGGGGAAAGGATCATGAAAAAGACGCTATAGAATGTTTTAACCATAACACGTTCTCCAGACTAATGTCCTGTGCGGATGATTTTGACGAAATTATTTTTGTCGATAATATCTATGATGGATATGGTGATTCTCCCGATGGATATGGATTTGATGTCAATGGTAAATTATCTTATATAGCCGAAGTGAAATGCTTTACTTCTGAAAGTAAGATTGAATATTTGAGAGAAGCCACAAAGGAACAGGCTATAGAAGAATACTATTGGCAGCTAATGTCGCATTTTCTTTCCCATCCCGATGTGGATAAAATGTATTATATCGTATATGACGGTAAATCTGATGATGATCCATTTGATTTACGCCCGGTTAATGATCCGTCAAGGCTTTTGTATTGGGAACTTAACAGATGCGATTATAAAGATGATATAGACAGGATGGAAGATAAGTTACAAATGGCTCTATCTTATCTTTCATTCAACGAAGGTGATGCGAAAAAATACCCAATAAGCAAAATAAATGACTACATTAATCAAGCACAACAAACCTAATCGTGGGGATGAAATAATCATCCCCTATCTTGCCATAGAAAACAATATCAACTTTATTATGCTCAATGGGGGTGTAGGTGACGTTGAACTTATGGACGGAACGAAATGTAAGTCAACAAGCTGCACTCCTATCAAATTTGATGATGCAGGAGATGATATATATCGTATATATGGCATAGGAAAAGAAGCATGGAAAATGGCATGGCTGAAAAGAGTACATACCATGAGTGACGAAATTGTAAAACTAAAGTTAGATTTCAATGCCAGCAATTAGCGAATTATGGATAGATTATCCAATATCTTACCGTGACGAAAAAGGAAGGTTCGTCAAAGGTCATAATTATGGATTCAAGAAAGGAAGGGAAGTGTCGGATGAGGAACGTGAAAAGAAAAGAGTTCTTATGAAGGAACTCATTAAAAAACGAAAGGAAAACGGTTCTTATCTCGGTCATAGAAACAATACAAGGGCTGTCATTGCGATAGAGGATGGCACGAACATATTCCTATGCTTTGAAGCCTGTTGTGACTGTGAGAGGAAATTAGGTATGCCACAACGTTCATGCAGTTCTTTCTGTAAGGGAAAAAACGGGCATAGATGGAGAAACTTTAAATTGTTTTACGAAGATGAATACGGATTATATTGACAAATTTGAAAACTACGACAGGAAGTTAATCAAACTAAATAGTGACACTGCCATTTTGCTGCATATATTCAAGAAAAAGCCGAACCACCACTTCGAGGATTGGATGGTTCTTCAAGACAATGAGGAATACTTCAAAAAGGAATGTATTCCTGATTACGAAGATGCCGCCAGGCAGTTTGTCAAGCAGTTTGAAGGAGAAGAGTGCATGGCTTTTGTGATTGCATTAAAAAAAGAACTTGAAAGAATCATACAAGAAGATGAGTACAAACGAAATCAAGCTAAGGGATTACCAGGAGGTGGGGATAACCCGTCTGAGAAATGCCCTAACTAATCATAAGCACGTCATATTCTCTGCCTGTGTAAGTTACGGCAAAACGGTCATAATGAGTTTTATGGCTAAAGGTGCTGTAGAAAAGGGGAATAAGGTGCTTATCGTATCCCACAGATCGGAACTTATGACACAGACAGGTGGAACGTTGGAAAGAGTTGGCATACAGGCTGAATATATCTCTCCTAAGCACAGGAACATACCTAAAGGTCTAGTAGTATCCGCAATGGCTCAAACTCTCCGTAGAAGGCTAGAAAAGCCCGAATGGGTTGAATGGGTTAAGAGTGTATCTCTCTGCCTAATAGACGAAGGGCACACCTCTGATGCGGACTTTCTCTTTGAATCTGGTTTGCTTGATGATAAGTATGTAGTAGGTCTTACAGGAACCCCGATGAGAAGTGGAAACCAAAGGCAGCTTGGCATGAACTATGAAGAGATTGTAGAAACCGCCCAGATACAGGATATGATGGACCGGGGAAACATAACCAAGTTGAGAACGTTTACAGTTGATGCGCCCGACTTGTCTAAGGTTAATACCGATTATCGCACAGGTGATTTCGATAGCAGGCAGATGGGTGCGGTGTTCAACAAGTCTGTACAGTACAAGGGGGTGATTGAAAACTATATGCGTATCTGCCCGATGAAAAAAGCAATCTGTTTTGATGCCACACAGGCAAATGCGATAAGGATGTGCGCTGAATTTAATGAAGCTGGCATTCCCGCAAAATTCCTCATATCAGGTATAGATAAGAATAAGCCGGATGAGTTAGCATTATATGAAAGATACAAGCATCTTACAGGAAACAGGGAACAGCTTATCAAGGATTTCCATGACGATAAATTCACCGTTATATGCAACAGTGGTATCTTATCTACGGGATACGATGAAACAAGTATAGAGGTTTGCATATTAAACCGTGCTACACAATCCGTTCAGTTTTATATCCAGGCAACTGGCAGGGCTATACGGCTTCACCCAAATAAGACAGAAGCATTTCTCCTAGACTTCGGTGGTAACATATCACGGCTCGGCAAGTTTGAGAAAGAACGTAAATGGGCTTTATGGCATAACAAGGGGAAATGTGAAGGGATACAAGGAGTGAAAGAGTGTAAACAGTGTGGTAAATATATTGCCATAACCGCTTCGGAATGCCCTTTCTGCGGATATGTATATCCTACCGAAAAGGAGATAAGGATGGCGGAACTGCAAGAACTGGTAGGAGATTTAAAGTTCGAGCAAATGACGCCTACTCAATTTTTCCAGTATGCGGAACTTAAAGGATACAATACTTATTGGGCAATACGGCAGTTGTATATCAGAAATACGGAAACTGATTTTCGTAAAGCCATGAAAGAATGCGGATATTCCAGCAAGTTTATATGGGGTTATATTCAAAGAAACAAAAAATAACATTTAATTATGGGAAAAAATTTACTTAACAGCGATGGTAAAATTGCCTTGTTTCACGAAACGATAAGGCTTGACTTTAATCTGCCCAAATACTCCGTTATAGAGCAGAAAGATCCTAATCCAAGTGTAATGTCTTACGATTTCCTAAAACAATACATGGAAAGCAATGACAAGGAAGGAGTGGCGGAATTTAATCTTACCGTTTCACCGACAATGCTTGATTCTGTAAAAACAAACCAGGAGCACAAGCAAGTAAGAACCTCTCTTCTTGGCATAAACCATAAGGAAAACTCATGGTTTAAAAAGATTAAGGACTATGTAGACGAATACAGAAGATCCAAGTTTGATGTGATACATTTCTTCTCTGAGGTGAAGATACAGACAGAAAACGAGATGAAGCAATACAGGGATAGGATAAAAGACTATATACTGATGCTAGGTTATGCTGAAAGATCAGGTCAATATGCCTTGAAAGAAAAACTGTTCCGAAACATGGTGATATGCAAATACGAAAGCATATTGTTCAGCAAAGGATTATACAAGGCTATATCAGAGGAAAATCTTATGAAGTTTGCAAAAGGATGTCCGAAAAATCTATGCCTTGATTATATTTCTGACTATACTAGAATCATACCATTTGACATAATTAGGAAAAAGACTGACATAGACAAATATGAAATATTCGACAACTATGTTATCCTCCATTATGACTTTGATAATAACGGAACAGATTTACCGTCTGACAAGAAAAAAGAAGAGATGAAAAAAAGAAAAGACCCTATTCTGTTTGGTGTTATTGCAGGAAGCAACAAACTATACTTCATCGGTGACTGGATTGACGAGTATTGCGATTTGCGGTTCGATGATGTAGTAAAACAATGCACGGACGATTTCTTGTCAGAAAACATTTCTTTGGATGATCTTACAAAATAGCAACACAAAGCCTTGCAGGAACGGAGAGTGTTGCTGCTGTCGCTGCAAGCATAGATATACGGTTATTGTGGACGGTTTGTTTGTTGGATATGTCTGCTATATTCCTTGGTTTGAAAAAAACGTTGCCATGAAGATAAGAAACAGCGGACATGATATGTGTGAAGGATTTGAGATGGTTGATAACAAACTTTAACCTTTTATTCTTCTCACATATCCCATTTCGTGATACCTTTGCCAAATACAATTTTTTTTTATCATGGCTGAGGAGAAACGATCTGCGGAAGAAAAGAAAATGCAGAAAGATATAGTAGTTAGTTACAGGAACGAGAAAGAAGGTAAAGGATGCAGGGGATTGCTTGTGGCATTTTTTTCCGAACTTCTCCATCCTGCTGTAAGTGGTAACAAGTCGGCTGAATTTCGTGCTCTAGGAGCAAAGAAAAGTATGCCGGACCTTGCTTATATACATGACGGTAAGATATATGGCATAGAACTTAAAATGCCTGACAGTAACCATGACCGTAATCATATAATAGAACAAGCTGATGTGATGGCTACATATTTCTTTAGAGGATATTTCGTATGGTCTAAGGAAATGTTGTGGAATATACTTGACGCTATCGAGCGTGGTCAGCCGGGGATGTCAAATACACTACAGATAAAAGATTATTGTATGCGTAACAGCACTACAAAGGTAAGTTTTGAAAAAATAATTAAAGAGCTGTTTCAATGAAAGTTATATATAACAAAATAATTCCATTCAAGGGGTACAAGTATATAAATTTGTTTGGGGTTCTTTTCGTAAGAAAAGGATGTACGATGCGTGAAAGCGATTACAATCACGAAGCGATTCATACAAAACAAATGAAAGAGCTTTTGTATGTTCCGTTTTACATTTTGTATCTTTTGGAATGGCTGTACAGGCTTACACAAAAAGGTAATGCGTATAGGAATATATCGTTTGAGAAGGAAGCCTATGATAACGAGAACGACATGGATTACCTTGATAAAAGAGAACATTTTTCTTGGATTGAATACATTTGAATTTTACATTTATGAATAAGATAGTTTTTGATAGAAAAGTTTTATATTCAACGTTAAACTCAGCCAAAGCCTGCCTTTCCGATACAGGCTTGACGATACTTAAATGTTTTCGTTTTAAATATATAGCATCAGAGAATGCGATAGAGGTTACTTCATACAACAACCTCAATGAGATGCGTTTGATTATTCCCGTTATTGATTCAGACTGCAATGACGGGCAGGAGTTTGCAGTAGACGGAATAAGACTTGTAAAGTTACTCAAAACAGTAAAGGATTCCATTGTTACGGTAAAGATATATGATAAGGATATAATATTCTCTTACAATGGCAGTGAAGCGTCTTTCTTTGCAGAAGATGTGGAATCTTATCCTGATATTAAAATAGGTAAGCGTGGTACCGGGATAAGGGTCAACGTGAACAGGAATGATCTGTATAGAGCATTAAAAAGGAACATAGGATTTAATGATATCAGTGACGTTGTGACCAGTCTTAGTGGAGTGGGGATAAATTTTATTTGTTCCAATAATTGCATTGATATATGTTCGTCCGATAAGATTGTATTTGTAAGAGATGTTATAGAATGTCAGCCGGATATATCAAAGGACTTGTGCATAAATGTAATGCCTACTTCGGTAAAGGAAGCGTTATCCTTTCTTGAAATGTTGTCAGAAGAAAATGTAACTGTTTCTGTATCTGATGATGAAAGGGTGATGTCTATATCTTATGGGGATTTCGGGTCTGTCTTTAATTGTACTCTGATGGAGGTTAAGTTTGTAAACTACCTGCCATTGGTAAATAATATAAAATCAAACTTTAATTACTTTATTAAAGCAAGAACTAGCGACTTGATAGATTCCCTTTCAAGAATAAAGGTAATGTCAGATGTATATAACATATCACATTTTGTTTGCAGGGAGGGAGATAATAAAATGGATATAACATACACAAATGATGCAGGATATAAAATATCGGAAAATGTCGGAATTGAAGGATATTGTCAAGGGCGTTTTGATTGCAATCTGAATATTGAAAAGATGATTAACGCATTGAAGGTATTTCCTGGGGATTATGTTACATTGGCATATACCAATCCTGATAATAATGCTCCTATATGTATCATTAACGAAGAGGGAGATTATAAATTAATGGGCGTAGTAAACATTTTTAAGAGTTGATAACTATCGTTTAACCTATCGAATATACCGTTTTATTATTTTTGCAACAAAAACATATAAGACATGGAAGATAAAGAAAGAACAATTCAGATTCTCGCTGAAACAATAGATAGGTTAAACAAGACGATAGAATCACAGAACAGGTTGATTGAGGATTTAAAAAACAGGCTTGAAACAATTCAGAGCGAATATAGCCCTTCAATTATGACTGTAGGCGTATTGATAGAAAAGTTGAATAATACAAAGACAAGAAGCGGAAAGGTAAGATTTGAAGCATTATCAAAACATATAATGCCATATCTTACCAATCAGCTTTATGACGAGTATGATTTTAATGATACCATCCCTACCTTCAAGGAAGTTCCATCTATTGAAAAGCCTGTAAATCGTGATATGATAGATGATATGATCAATGTTATAAAGTCAAAGAGAAAGATAAGTGAATCATCTCAAAAGGCATATCTTTTAATGCTTAAAAGAATATTGTCCGAATCAAAAGATATGAGTAAATATATCAATGATTATATTATCTCTCTGGACGTAAAATCTCCTTCAAATATATCTCTTACGGAGGAAGAAATAGAATTATTCTGGAATGTTGAGCCATTTGACGTTACGGAAAAAATTGTAAAGAAATTGTTTCTGATACAATGCTATACTGCCATGAGATATTCCGATATTTTCAGATTGAAAGATTCTATGATGGAGGGAAATGTTATTTCGTATATATCAAAAAAGACAGGTAAGAACGTTGAGGTTCCTGTACCTTCCAAGATTATAGAAATGATAAAAGAGGTTAGATCGTTCGATAAATACAATATAGAATCTTCGTTAAAGACAACAATGAACGAAGTTCTACCAACCCTTGGATGTAGAGCAGGTATAAACAAGCAGGTATTTGTAAGACGGGCTAATGTACTTATGAAAGGACCGAAATATCAGTTCATCAAGACACATACAGGACGTAGAACAGCTATTACAAGATGGGCTAATATGGGAATACCAGAAGCAGAACTAAAATCTATGGCTGGTCATTCTGATATAAGAACGACTAACAGATATATTACTGCAAGCGTATCGAATAAAACTAAAAATATTTTAACGGATGGAAATTTTGGAGAATGTGCTGTCTATTGACAAAATAAAACACCTGCAAGAACTTGGAGTGAATACAGGTAACGCATCAATGACTTGGATGTTATATCCTTATGAAGAAGGCAAACAACCACAATTATCTTTACGAGAGTGGAGAACTTTCAAGGAACGGTATAGAAAGGAATGAATTATGAATAAAAGAACAATTCAAATAGATGTTATCGGTCCGATAGAAGAAACTGAATTAATGAAATGTAAATTGTATGTTGATGGTCGTGTGTGTGTAATCGGAATGTCACGATATGACTATGAAGAGTTAATGCGAGAAAAAGTGTTTATCCGGGATGGTAAGAGCGTTGATTCTGCTGGTGTGATAAACACGACTAACACTTTCATTGAAAAAGATTAATATTTAAAACCGAATAGAAATGAAAAAGACTTTTAAACAATGGGCAAAACAGGATAAAGACTTGGATGACTTTTTATCGCCAGGTGATTATATTGACGAAAGGTTATATAACTATATAGGGGAAATCATACCTCCTGCATATTACTCAAGAAACTTTATACAAGGATGCGACGCCATTAAAAATGAAGGCGATGTATTATTCTACATTACAGCACACAGAACCGTTGATAATCGGTACTTATATCTCGGTGTTTTACCGGAATTTAAACAATAATTCAAAACGATAAAGAAATGAGTGAAACAAAAATAATATTAGATGCCTGTTGTGGCAGTAGGATGTTTTGGTTTGACAAAAAAAACCCTTTGGCTTTGTTTGCTGACATTAGGGACGAAGAATACATTCTTTGTGATGGGCGGAATCTGAAAGTCCACCCAGACATCGTATCGGACTTTACCGATATGCCGTTTTTGGATAAATCCTTTAAACTGGTAGTGTTTGATCCACCCCATTTGCTAAAGGTTGGCAAAAATAGTTGGTTAGCCAAGAAGTATGGTAAACTTCCTGAAGATTGGCCAAGGGTGATAAAAAAGGGAATTGATGAATGCTTTCGTGTTCTGGATGACTACGGAGTTCTGATTTTCAAATGGAATGAGGATCAGATAACAGTTAGGGAAGTATTGAGTGCCATCAATCGGCAACCACTCTTCGGTCATACTACTGGAAGACATGGAAAGACTATGTGGATGTGTTTTATGAAACTGCCAATTAACTAATAACAAATGAGTAATGAGTAAAACAACAATTTATTATCTATTCCTAGTAGCAATGTATATGCTGCTAGGATAGATGGAAAGGAGAAATATGGATAAAGATAAATTCAACAAAGCAATAGAACTCAACAATAAAATAGAGGAATACAAAGATCATAAGATGGCACTTGAAAATTCTAACATAAAATATGGTGGTGGATTGATATTTACATACAACAGGATGCACAATGATGTACCATTAAAGGAAGAAATTTTTGGTAAAAATTTCTTTCAGTTATATCTGTATGCTTTGGATAGTAAGATAAAAGAATTACAAAAAGAGTTTGACGAATTATAAATAAAAATGAAGCAAATAGTGATTGGTGATAAGCCTTTAATGCAAATATCAGAAGAGGATATTTTTCAGGTTGCAGTAATTCAAGGATGCTGCGCTCATCCTGACTATTGGAATTATCCAACTTTAACCGAGTATAATAATACTATATTTAGAGATTCAGTATGGTGCTCATACAAATCTACACGGGAAGAGGATAATCGAGATAGTGACGAAATTACTTTCTTTTTTAATCCCGAAGATTTGTCCTACCACTATCATAGAGAGTGGTCAACAGAAAAATGGCATGGAGAACGTCTTGGGTTAACTGTAATGAAGTTCTTGATTGAAAAAGGCTATGATGTGCCAATTTATTAATTCAAATAATAACATAAATGAAGAAGATAATTTATAAAATATCTATCTATAAGGTACTGCCACCTTATAAGAATTGGTACAGTATCACGACTGATGACGGACTAAATCGTAGTAATGTCGTAATTGTTGGGAAAAAGCAATTATTGAAAGTCGCTTTAGCCTTGATTGTTATGGCTATTTTCAATAAAAGAACTATTATAAACATATTCAAATACAATAAAATATGAATACATTTTACATGGTGTTTGTGGAAGGGTGTGCTACCCCAGCTTGCAAACATGAGAGCTTGGATAGTGCGGAAAAAGAAGCGAAAAGGCTTGCAACTCTTTTAAAAAAGAAAGCATACGTTTTGTGTACTATAAAATCAGTTGAAGATACTCAATACAAAATTGAGGATTGCAGACCTAGTGGAAGTGATTTACCATTTTTAATTGGAACAGTTATGAAACAAACAGTAGAAGAAGCGGCAATAAGCTCACAATGCGAAATGGGCTGTCAAGATTGCCCTAATCATGCACAGGCATATGATGGATATTATAGTAGCAAAAATGTTAAATGTCCTTTTATATTAGGTGCCGAATGGCAGTCAAAGCAATATCCTTGGATAAGTGTTAAGGAAAAGGCTGGTTGTGACACATCAGATGATTGTATTGTAATGGTTGCGAATGGTGATATATTCAAAGCGTATTTTTCATCTAAAAACAAATGGATGAAAAGTAATGGAGGCTATTATGATGAGGTTATAGATGATGTTGTTGCATGGATGCCCATCCCGTCTTTCGATGATATACTCGAATAGAACAGGGATGTACTGGAACGAATTAAAGAGAAAGGAGATTGATTATGGAAGTAAATAATGGAATAATAATAGACGGGATGCTGCATGAATTGTGTGTTGGAATATGTGATGAGTGCTCATTACAAAATGAGTGTGATGATAGTTCAGAAATCATTTGCAATATAGCTTATGAAAACCCAAACATGGACCAGTGCTTTGTCAGTCGTGGGAAAGTAACGGATATTAAGATAGATAAGGAGGAATAATTATGGGATTTACAACACAGTGTTTTATACGCAAAAATACACAGGAACTTCGGAGAGGGCTGGAAGAATTGGGGTATTCACATGGTAAGCCTAAATATTATGCAGATGATGATAATAAGTATGATTTTATTATGTGTCATAATGGAATATTCTTTTTACTATCCCAAAAGAATCATGTGATAAGAAATGGGCATCCTTTGAAAAAATATGGAAGTGTTGATTGCGGAACGAATGAAGAACTATTCCTGGCTATCGCTGCATTGAGGGATGATAGTAACTACATGCAGTGGTTTATAGCAGATTCCATTCTTAGCGTTTCTTATGGCGATTCTATTGGTAATGATCATTATTTCACAGAACTCAAAGGCATTATGTTCTTTTGGGATGAAAATTGGGATAATGCAACCATTATTTCAGGACGTTATCACAAGGCCACCGTAAACGAACTGATTGAACATTTTAAAACAAAGGAGGAACAATGAAAGCAAGAGTAAAATCAACAGGAGTTTTGGTAGATGTAACTCCCCAATTAAACATCAACTCTCAACATAGCAAAGATTATTTATATGTATGTGATAACATGGTTTACAGAGAATGCAAACTTGATTTTTCAGCTATTGACTGGGAACAGAGGCGATATGAACTAGCGAAAGCTGCCATGCAAGGATTTTGCAGCAATTCACATGAACAGGTAATGAATGCTAGTTTAAATATGACAGTAGAATGGAGCCTTGGTTTCGCTGATGCGCTAATAAAGAAATTGAAAGGAGAATAAAATTATGACCGAAGAACTTGTAACATTAGAAACAGCAAAGATGCTGAAAGAGAAAGGGATGTTTACAGATATAGAATTTCCTCCGCAATCCGTTGCCCAGAAGTGGTTACGTGAAACCAAAAATATTCATATATGTGTATATAACTGTGCTTGTGGCTATGGATACGAAATATCTAAAGCTGACAATGGAACTCATATAACTAGTTCTGTTTATGAAGGAACAAATGACGGAGGAAAATGGGATACCTACGAAGAAACACTTGAAGCAGGTTTACAGGAAACATTAAAATTGATATAAAAATGAAAAGAATAATTACTGTCCAAGACATGATTGACGAACTAATGTTAGTTGTCAATAAGGATGCTGAAATAAATATCGTAATGAATACAGGAGATTATCAAACTGAATACATTCCTGATCTATATGATTTTTCTGTCATTGATTTTACTGATGTACATCCTGATGATGGAAACTCGGAAAATAAAGTGGTAATAGAAATGTTTCGTTAAAAGAGAAATAAATAACACTCAAAACATAAAAGAAATGAATACAACTTTTGAAAGATCGTCTAATAGTACCGATGAATGGTACACACCGAAAGAAATTATAGACGCATTAGGTGAATTTGATTTAGACCCATGTGCCCCATTAGCCCCCCCCTATAAAACGGCAAATGTCATGTACAATAAAAATGACGATGGGTTAAAACAGGAATGGAAAGGACGTGTTTGGTTGAACCCACCTTATTCCCGTCCTCTTATAGAATGCTTCGTTAAACGGATGGCAGAACATGGAAACGGTATTGTTTTTCCTATTCGTATATTAGCGCAATAATTTTAAAATAGAGGAATTGAAGATGAAAGAATTAAAAAAATGGAATAATAATCCAATAAAGATTACGTATTTAATACCTAGTGGAAACAAGTACGCTTATATAAAATTAGGTGACACTGTTGATCTGACGAACGGAACATATAAAATAACCGCTTTGGATAATGAAGAAAACATTTTCCAAGCGGTTAATATGGAGAATAAAGATGATTGTGTTACAATGTATGCGTATGAGGTTGTCTAGTTTTTAGTCTTGTATTTACCCCTTGACTTCTTTGGACGTATAAGCCCGTTGTTTTTAAGAGCATCCAATGTTTCTTTCAAATAAACGGGCTTTGTCATTCCTTGTACTCTCACAGGAGATAATAACGGTTGTACGGGATGAAATTTAGTGCCTTTATATGTAAGCCTTGCAAATTCTGTATCGCTTACATCGAGATATTTTATGGCATTTTCTCTATCAAAATAAGACGGTATGATAGTGGATTTGTTTATTGCGTCAGTAAGGAAATTGAACTGTTCCGCATCAACATTCGAGTTTCCGCTTTTCAATGCTAGAGATATCCCGTCAAGTAAGGAAGCTAATATAGTGTTATAATTCATGCCCATGTCCTACTCAATAGATGAAATATTCGCTGTTCCTGTAATATTTACCTTGCTTCCCGGTGTAACTGAAAAATATTCCACTGTTCCTGCTGGAAGAAGCATTCCTGTTGGTGCTATCCTGCTTGACCTGCTTTTTGTTTCCTGTACCAATGAGATACGGCATCCTTCTGATGTGGCTACCCTTATCAAGTTTGACAATACTGTGTACTCCTTATCGGTAACATCTTCGGATGCTGATATTCTTGCAGCTACTATACCTTTTAACGCTTCATCTTTTGAAGCGTTTTTGGTGGAGAAATATCCACCTATCTGTTGTTTGTCATTGCTCTCCATATCCTTTTAAGTAAGATTGTTTAACACTTTCGGCAAACTCGTTCAGCTTTACATAATCTGCATCAAGTTTGTTTAAAATACCTTTTCTGAGAGCCGCTTCTTCCTCACCGTTGGGAAATTCATCCTTTATGGCGGCATCTACCGTTTTGTCGTATGATACAGGGTTCTTTACACGCTGTACATCGGCTTTCCACTTTTTGACGAACTTTTCCTGTACAATATTTCCCATATCGTCCGTTTCGGGTTCGTCAACTTGTTCAATGTTTAAATGAACATTGCTATATCCAGTGCCTAAATCAAAGATAAAGGCAGGCTTCTCGTCAAAAATCAAACCTCTTTCCATATTTTAAACATCTAATGTTCCGTCAAAATAATAGCCCCTATTGAATTTTATGACAACATCCTCCAATGGTAAAAGGCTTTTGTCTACTTGGGAAAGAAATGTTCCTAACGCTTCGTATCCGCCTTTCATAAAGCATTTTTCTCCTTTGAACAGTATCTGCATTCTTACCCATGTACTATTGTCCTTCTTTGTAGATGGTCTTACATCAAAATCAAGAATGTCTATATGCTCATCGACAAGTTTGTCTATCTTCACATCTTTTCCGTCAAACTTTCTTGACACCCTTATATTCAAGTCACTAATCTTTGTCATGTGGCTATTATTATTAACTAAAACTTTATTAATTAAGTTTTTAGAATCACAGTGCATCAACATACCCATATAACTCGTAATTGATTTTGGGTTATTACGTTTTGACGCAAAGTTTTTCTTTATTCTCTTTCTTATTTTGGTATGACCGGGAGTAAAGACAAATCCACCGAAATCTATCCCTTCTGAAACGGGGAATATTCTGTAATTTTTCTTCATCTCCAGCTTTTTTTCATACCACAGGTAATTTCTTATCCTCCACAGCCATTCATGCAACTGTTTCTTGTCGTGGGATAATATCACCATATCATCGGCAAATCTGAAATAATGCTTTACTTTGAACTGCTCCTTTATAACATGATCCAAAGACCTTAATACCAAATGGCTTCCTATCTGAGCGTCAGGATTGCCAATAGCCAGACCTTTGTTGCTGTAATTAAGCGTATTCATAAGCCATAACGCATCCCTGTCTTTCAAGTCTTTGCTATATGCCTTCTTGTAAACGCTGTGTCTTACGGACGGATAAAACTTCTTAATATCCATTTTCAAAACGTATATTTTTCCGTTTTTGTCCATTTCAAGCAATGTCCGTTTCATCTTTCTCACAAGGGAGTGCTTTTTAACCTTACTTGTAATACCCCTTTTGGGCAGACAGTTATATGAATCAAGTGTAAGGCTTTTTGTCCATCTGTCCATCATGGGTATCAAAAGGCTGTGCTGGATAATCCTGTCTGGGTAAAACGGGAGTTTGTGTATCTCCCTTACCTTTCCTGCATCAGTCACTTTCTCTATCACCTCATACTTGCTTACATGGTATGATTTGTCTTTGAGCATCTGATAAACATTCTGATGATATTCATCCTTATGTTTCTCATAATCCCTCACACCCCTGTGATTTCTCTTTCCTTTCTTTGCCTTTTCAGCAGCAGAGATAATATTATCCATACTGCCTATCGTTTCAAAAATATTATTCAATCTTTTCATCTTACGTGCTTTTCTTTGTCCGTTGAGCCAAAGATAACTAACTTTCCATATACCTACAACTGTAAATGTACTAATAAGTTCCCATCCTCAAACAATGGGTTGTCTTGACATTTTTCATCTTCCTGACGAGGCTTCTGTATAGCAGTAATTTTTTTAGCACGTTAGCTGCCACCGATGTTCGTGTTCGCGTTTGAAGGATCATGGTTCAAATTACCATTCCGCAGAGAACAATTGTCGTTGTTCGACTTACCACCAAAGTAAACACCACCATTCTACAGACCGCCTTTTTTCAACTAACCGCCTTTGACAGACTTATTTAACTTTGCTGACGCATTTGGTTAGATTTTTAATTATGCAAACTTAAACATTATTAATATATTTTGCAAGTTTTGGGAGGGGGATTTTTCACTTCGTGAAAAATTAGGGTTGGGTTATTGTACAACGAAAGCCGCCACCGATGCTCGCGGACGCGTCCGAAGGATCAGGGTACAAATTACCAGCCCGCAGAGAACAATTGTCGTTGTTCGACTTACCACCAAAGTAAACACCACGCCTTCCAATCTTACCCGAACCTGCATTTCCCGTAAACCAGTTGTAATGACATTCCCCCGTGTGAAGATTGCTTCCCTTGACCTCTCCAATGAGCGAGTTCTCAAAGTTCTTCGTTATGTATCCTTCACCTCTAGCCATAGAACCGACAAAATCATACGTATTCTCAAATCCATAAGATTCCCCTGGATTCTTATCTGCGGCTACATTGTCTGTAGTCAGATTGTTTACGTCATAGGTCTGATAAATATCTATGGACGTAGAATCGTGCATGACACAATCTATCCCACTGTACCACATCCATATATCTCCCCAACCGGCAATACGTCCGCGAATGATAGGTTGCGTGAAGCATATTTCTATTTCACGGTCTGTCACTGCCGCATTATCCGGGATACTCCATCCGCTGGTAACAGTTGCAGTGACAAACTTGGCTACGATACCCGACATCTCCCCGTCAGCCAATCCGTTATGACCTTGGAAGTTGTAGTATTTGTATTTTGTGCTTTCATATTCAAACTCGGTGTCGGGAGAGACATTGTGTTCCTTTGCGTATGACATGGCAAGCTGTGCTTCAAACATCTTCATGCAAGGACGGTAGTTGTTTATGAGTTGTGAAAAATTGTAAGCAGTTCCTGTTTCTGATGCTTTAAATCCTTGCCCGTTCAACTTGTAATACACATAGGTCTGACCGTCCGCCTTCTTGAACCTGACGCCTGTCATTTTTCCCCAGCTTGACGCATCGGGGGCTGAATCGTTGGATGATATTCCTTTTCCGCAAACAGACTGTGAGTGCAGGTCTTTTGTCCTGAACTTAATGAACAGAAGCGTGCACCATACTTCAAGGTCAAGGGCGAACGCATTGGCGTAAGGATAGTTCTTTGTCGTATCTCCATTTTTGTTTCTAGCATACTTCTCAAAATCAAAACGTGATTCACTTGTTGTAGGCCACCCGTTTCCTTCCATTATGTTTACACCTAGATTTCCTGCTGACGCTGAACCCTGTATTGTATAGTCTATAATAGATCTCTGCTTTCCTTCCTTTATTGTAGAATAACCGATACTCATTCCGAACGGTTTTATCTCTATGGCCGTATCGCCACCGTATGTAAATGGAGCATCACCGACAAGCCTTCTTTCATACGTATCATCCGTTCCTCCGTTAATTACCCAGAAAGATTTGGTATTTACAAGCATAATATCGCTTCCATCATCTTCTACTTGTCCTTCTATTTCGGGCGCATAAGTTGAAGAACTAGTTATTACAATATTTGACGGGCTACCATCAGCCATTTTGAAGAAATTGGTCTGGTCCAGGAATCCTACTACCTTACCGTCTTTTACCTTTGCCACACGGAAAGAGTTGAGGATGGGATGGGATGTCTTGAACTCTTCCTTTCCTATCCATGTCTGAAACACAGGGTCTGTCTGCCCTCTTCTCATCTCCACTCCATACATATTACCCTGCTGCATCTTTATCTGTTCGAGAAGCGTTTTGTAGTCATTGGTGAAGTCGTTTGTGGATAACGCCTTACCGTCCACTTTGTCTACCTTCTTGTCTAGGGCTGCTTTCTGCGCGGTGGATACAGGCTTTTCTGCATCGGACGTATTGTCCACCTTTGACAGACCTATATTATCTTTCGTTATATTGACATTGCCCGTCCTGTAAGACTGTTCGGCATTACCTTTCACGCCTATGACGGTATTCTTCTGTGCGCCTTTCTCTATTTCGTCAAGTTTGGTTTTTAACTGGGTAGTAAAGTTGTTGTCGGTATGGACATAGTCTTCGTCCATTACCATGCCTTGTCTTATCTTGGACACCGTGACGGATTTGTTCTCTTTAGGGCTTCCCGTCACACATGGTATCATCTCTTCTCCCGTAGCTGTTTCAACAGGAGGCATCTGTGAAATTTTAATATTATCTTCCATTTTTTTATTCTTTTAGTATTAAACCATCGTTTTCAAGCAATATGCTGTATCCATTTTCAGTGATTACGGTATTCCGAAGAACCTCTAGCGTTATCCTTGAATCAGCAAGCTTCCATGAATTGTCAGAAAACGGCATATACCCGTCTTTCTTTACAGACAGCGACATCGTGCTATTTACCATACCTCGTACTTTCACTGTACCGTCAGACAATGTTTTGTACTGTATTCCACCAACAGTGACTACAGCATCCTGTATAGGAGAACCCGATACATCTACGACCGTTATTGTTACGATAGCCTTTGGTATATAGTAATCAATCAAATCCTGTTCGGTGAATCCGTCATTCTGTTTGGTGGGAACTGAATCGAATCCTATGGAGTTGTAGAAAGCTGAACTAATCCATCCGCTATCATGGTCAGTATTGCTAAAGAATACAGGAGTTTTAGTTTTATCACCTGTCACATCATTGTTTACTATGGTGATTATTTGCTTTTTGTTTAACAAAGCGGAAACTATTGTAGATTCATTCAGTGTTCCATCAATATAGGTCTTGCCGTTTGAGTTCCTACTATTATAAGCAATACTACCTTTGTCATTGAATACGGCAAACAGCCAAGGTTCAGTAGTATTCAGTCTTTGGTCATAGATAAACTTTCCATCAATGAACGGATTAATAGTAGTAAACAACACCTTAACGCCATGCTGTAAGTTCTGTATTTGCCCATAATCATCTACCCCATCAGTTACTAGGGCGTTGGGATATCTAGGTATAAACTCTATTGTTACGTCCATATCTCCTATATCCCCTGTAACTCCTATGGCGTTATACAATGAAGTGGTTCCTTCGGGATAGGTTAATGTCACCTCATGTTCCCCGTTGTCAAAGGTATAAAATCCGCCATTTCTGTTTACCAAACTAACTTGTCTGCCATCAGAAAGACCTGTAACCTTAAACTTATGCGTTGGGTTAGAGTTTGCCGGAACTATGTTTACCATGTTATCTGTGGTGGATAGTTTCTTAGTAATATGTATAACCCTGTTATCCGTAACAGTAACATTTGCTCTATCGGGTAGAATATTGGTGCTAGAAATGTCATACCCTCCCACACCGCTCATTGCAGCGAACAGGAAATTGTTAAGTTTCAATCGTCTGTTGTTTCCACTGAAATCCTGCAAGTATGGATTGGCTTTTAGTATCTCGTTTGTGGGAACGGATTGTTTTGTAGGTATTTCTTCTACCACAATATTACAATCCACATCATTTACATTGTCACCTGCCAAATAAAATCCAGGATAAGATGAGTTTGTTGTACTACTATTCTTGTATTCAGGTATGTCATATTCTCCATCAGAAGTTATCTGAATACTAACATACCCTAATCGTCCTTTCATAGTAAATCCCTCGGGCAATCCTGTTACACGTATTTTATAAGATTCTACATATTGTAACGGTTTTACAATTATTTGCCAAAATGCAATATTATTGTTATTTGTAGGTGTATGGGTTATTATACACTTATTTATAGCATTATCATAAGTTAATTTTCCACCACCATTAACAAAAGGATTTGCATAAGTAACGCCGGGAACATAAACATCCACAGGCTTTGACATATCATACCAAAACACCATGTGTTCTTTCACCCATTTTTCTATCACCTTGCTTATGTCGGTTTTTCCTGTACCTGCCGATTTTACAAGTCCAAGTTTTCCTATGTTAAAAAAACCTATTTTTCTCATTTTTCGTCCATTTTAACCCACTCATCAGATAAAAGCAGCTTCTCAAACTCTCTTGTGCCTGTGTCGTATGTATCGTAAGGGAAAGGGTGTTCCGTTCCGTCCTCAGGTAACGTCATAGGCATCACTTCCATAACCTTCTCGGTATGGATCATATAATACAGACCGTCTGTCGATCGTCTGAAAACGGACAGATCATCTTCCGAAAACATAATCTCGGCATCTATTTTTGGTACTATAGAAAACTGCATATTATGAATTTTATCTATTATCGCAAAGATAATTAAAAAAAAGTTAAACGTATTGGTTGCATACAGTTTTATGTCGTATATTTGCTGAAAATTTAAAAAAAATATAACGATGAATGTATTAAGCCTTTTCGATGGGATGTCGTGCGGACGGATAACACTTTCCGAACTTGGCATTTCAGTAGAAAAATACTATGCGTCCGAAGTGGACAAGTTTGCCATAAAGGCAACCATGCAGAATTTTCCTGACATCATACAGGTTGGTGATGTAAGAGAACTTGAAGTAAGCAGACTGGATAAGATAGATTTGATAATCGGAGGATCGCCATGTACTAATCTGTCCATGTCTGGCAAGAGAAAAGGGCTTTCAACGAAAGAAGGCATGGAGGTTCTAGACTTGCAAACGTATCTTGAATTGAAGGAGAACGGTTTTGAATTTGAAGGGCAATCCTATCTGTTTTGGGAATACATACGTATATACCACGAACTTATTAAGCGTGGTGACAATCCCAAATTCTTCCTTGAAAAATGTGGAAATGGGAAAGAAATGGGAATCTGTGTTCAATGAAACAATGGGTAGGAAAGGAATACATATCAACTCCGCACTTGTATCGGCACAAAACAGAAGGCGCATATACTGGACGGATATCCATGACGATATTCCACAGCCGGAAGATAGGGGAATACTTTTAAAGGATATCCTTGAAGAAGAGGTTGATGAAAAATATTTCTTGTCTGACAAGATGATTGAATGCTTGAAGGGCAGGGTAAAGACGGAAAAATTCAGTCCTGTCCAGTTTAGCCCTATCAAGTTCCCATATGAACAAAAGGCTCGCACTATAAATACAAGATTGTTCAAGATGGGTGACAATGACAATTACATACAGGTGGGTAATGATCCGATATGTGTTGCGATGCGAGGGCGTGAATCAGCCTGCCTTACTCCAAAAAGAACCGAATATGGAAAAAAGATAAGAAAGGAATATGAAGCCGGGATTGTAAAGGAACAGAGAAAGAACATCCAACAGCTTGAACCTAGGGAAGATGGAAAAACCAATTGCCTTACAACAGTACAAAAGGATAATCTGATAGTTGTTTCGGGAACGATATGTGGATTTGGAGGGAGGCATTTCCGTGAAATAAAATCTGGTAAATCATGTACACTGCTGGCAAGGGCTAGAAATGATGGAAGCACACAACCATGCGTTATAATTGCTACTCCTAATATTGCCGATATTACAATTCCAAACAAATATATAAAGAAAAATATACGCAGTATAGACGATAAGGCTCATACATTACTTGCTACATCACACAAGGGAGCAATGGCAAACGGTATGACGCTAGTTGATAACGGTAATTTTCGCATTCGTAGGCTTACCCCAACCGAGTGTGCACGGCTTCAAACTATTCCCGAATGGTATATATGGGATGGAATATCCGATACTCAGCGTTACAAGATGCTTGGGAACGGATGGAATATAGAAACAATCAAACATATATTTAAATATTTAAGACGATGAATGTACTAAGTTTATGTGACGGGATAGCTTGTGGACGTACTGCACTAGAGAGAGCAGACATAAAGGTAGACAAGTATTACGCAAGCGAAATAAACGAACCGTCTATCAAGGTTGCACTGGATAATTACCCCGATATAATTGAATTGGGTGATATTAGAAACTGGGACAAATGGGATATACAGTGGAAAGATATTGATTTATTGATTGGCGGAACACCATGCCAGGATTTCTCACAGTTAGGGAAAGAGAAACTGAACTTCGATGGAGAGCGTTCGGGATTGTTCTTTGAATACGTCAATATACTCAACCACATCAGACAGTTTAACCCTAACATAAAGTTCATGCTCGAAAACGTGAAGATGAAATCCGATTGGGCTGATTTGATTTCGTCACATCTTGGAGTAGACTATGTGTATATCAACAGTTCCGATTTCTCCGCGCAAATGAGAGCAAGATACTACTGGTGCAACTGGGAAATACCTGCATGGAAGGACAAGGGAATACTGTTCAAGGACATAATCACGGACGGGTATGTGGAGAAAGACAAGTCATGGTGTATGCTTGAATCATGGAACAGGTTTGCCAAGAACCCCGAATCACTGTTGAGAAGATATAAAAAATCACTTACACCGCTTATATTCAACTCACCCGACTGTAATCCCGAAAAAGGTTTCAGAACGCCAAATATTACGGAAGCGGAAAGATTACAGACCGTACCCGAAGGATACACCAAGTCGGTACAACCACATATAGGCATGGGGCTGTTAGGGAACGGATGGACAATAGATGTTATTAGTCATGTTTTTAAAGGACTTATATCATAAAAAAAGTCAGATAAGTGGATTTATTATGGAAATAAAGAATGGAATAATAATAGATGGTGTGTTGCATGAAATGAGCAAAACATTCAATGAAAATTTCGATTGCAGCGAATGTTCATTGTGTAAAGAATGCAAAGAGTGTAAGATGGAGCATGAATCATACCTGTGTAATGTGATGGGATGTTTCTGTTTTGTCAATCGTGGCAAAGTAACGGATATTAAAACAGAGGAGGAAAAGAAATGAAACAGACATTAGAAAAAGCGGCTCATTCTTTCGCTGAAAGCAGAAGCAGCGGAAGTATGTTTCCGGCATATTATATGGGGTTTATCGCTGGCGCAGAGTGGCAGAAAGAACAAGCTATCGAAGTTCTTTCCTCCGTTTTAGAGAATTGGGTACATGGCGGTGATGCAGACTGTATCATTGCGGAGTTTGAGGAAAAACTAATGAAAACGAAATAAACACTCCCCCTTGCTGGTAAACGGCAAGGGGGATGATTGTGCTTATAACCCAGGACCCATAGAAAGAAGCAATGTACTTCCCTTATATGCAGCACTGTTAAGGCTTACCCATACCCTTGCAGTTCCTGCATTAATCAGTTCCGATGATATTAATATTCTCACCTTCTTGTCAATGCTGGAATTGGCGGATACTTGGAAATTTTCTATTGTTTCTCTTGATTCACCTATAACCATAGGATCTTCAAATTTCTTACTTGCAAACCTAGACATACAACTATTATTACGGAAAGAAATAAGGCTACTCGAACCGTTTCTTACTCTTACGGTAACTTCAATATATCCCATAACGGATGGCATCACTCCACCAAGTATTGTTATGCTTACGTAAGAACCAACTATCTCTATATCTCTTTTACTTACCATTGGTACGGAATATGCTATATGAGCAATATCGGGATCATCCTGCTTCAATATAGCTGTACTAAGGAAAGGATAAACTTCCCAATCACCAGCAGTCATACCCCACGAGTTTACAGTAACCGTAGCGTATCCTGTTCCTATCTTCTTGTCGGCAGTAACACGCCTAGACATCTGACTGGTCTTGTGCTTAACATAGACACCGAAATAGCAATCAGCTATCTCGGCAAAGTCACCCATGTTAAGAAAATCAGTATCATGCCCCTCCGATGGCATCATTATAGCCGCAGAACAGACAAAATTACTACTTGTAAACTGATTGGTAGCAGTATCCGGGCAGGAGAATCTACTTATCGGTGGACTGGCAAGATGGTTGTATCCGTTAAAGTCGGTAAGGCGAAATGGAAACTTCCCTCCTGTAGGTGGGGTGTATTCCCATCCGTTCATGCTTCCATCAGCGTGTTTTGGCGCATCCCAGTATCCTGCCATTTGGAAAGGCTTGACACCACAGTTTCCATCCCATCCTTGCCACCATTTTTCATCTGGTCCAGGAGCAAGGCTTTCATATCTTACAGGCTTGTACCGTGCCCACGGGTTTATTTTTCCGTGGGTGTTTGCACAAGCGTATCCTAAATCATAATCCCCACCAACACTGCCTATGCCAAGAGTGGCGAAAACGTCACCATCAAGGTTTATCGGGGCTGTAATCTTTCCGTTAGAATGACTCATGTTACTTTTCCTCCTGCTCTTTTACGGTAACATATCCCGAAACAAGCACAGTCTTTCCATGACAGTTAAGGATATCACAACAAATGTCACCTTTGATAACAATAGCATTACTAAAATCCCATCCATCTTTTTCGCTCATGGTATATATTATGCCACTTGCCCATTTATTACATTTCACATTACCTTCAATGTAAATGTCAACTTTTTTATTATTTTCTTCCATATCGCAAATATACTAATTAATTCCTAATCTCTTTTCCAATTCTCTTACTCTTTTCTTTAATCTTGTAACTTCATCGTCAACTTCCTGCAAGCCTTTCCACACAACAGGGATAAGTCTTTCATAAGTAACCGTATAGTAATCATGGAACACATCCCTTACCCATTGTTCAAATCCTCCTGCTATAAGGTCTTGTGCTATCAGACCGAACTGGTCATAGTCATTATTGTACACCTCTGAATTAGCCTTGGCAATATCATTCCAGTGGTATTTTACAGACCTGAACCTGTTTATGATATTCATGGCGTTGTAATTCTGAATATCCTTCTTTAGTCTAATATCAGAACCGCTCGCCTTAGCTGTTATCTCTGCCTTTGAATGGATTCCTCCTGCTGGGGATATTTCAACCACATTTTGATTAGCCGTAGCAGTACCAGTATCAAACGTAAACCAGCTAGATGCGTTCACACCTAATTGACCCCTAAAAGTTCCCCCACCATTATAAAAGGCTATGGATGAACCTCCAGAGCCGCTAGTTCTTACCAACCGGATAGTGTCATAGGTGTCTGTCTGAATAAGCAGTCTTTTACTACCAAAATTACGTATGAAATTACTATCTTCCATATATATTCCGCCACCATAATTCTGATGATACCACCCTGAATTTCCTGTACTTCTGAACCAATCGGAGCATTGGATGGAAGATGGGAGTTTTAAATATACATTTGAAGAGCCGTTTACACTAATACCAGCACCCGTATAGGCAGCGTTATGGTCTTGTATATAGAACGTTCTAGCAGAAGTCCACACATCCGCACTAGAAGCCCTACTGTCAGCCAATGTTGAAGCACCTCCAGCCGATACAGCCACAGACGTATTGGATGTGGATTGCAGTCCTCTCCATGCGGAAACGTTAGCACCGTTAGCCCAATATTGGTATTGTATGTGCCCATTGTGGTATGAACCAATCTGACGCACCTGCAATTCAAAATTGTTTGTCCCTACACGTACAAGGCGAATATTATCCATTCCTTTTGCAAATGTAGGAAGATAAAGGCGTGCCGAGTTTGAAACATTTCCTACATTGCTGTCAGAAGCAGAAGGAGCACTTCTCATTTGGAAGATGGCACAGAAGTGGTAATATCTGACTTCTTCCTGTGCGTGATTTCCATAAGCGTACCATATCCTTCCCCAAACCGTTACTGACCTATACGGTCCGGCTCCCGATTCAGAACAAGCAAATATCTTTTTCCAATTATTATCAGTACCACCTAGAGCGAACTGTAATGAATAAGTAGCGGTGGAATTATAATTTCTAGGTATATCCATTATATGCCAATTATCCAGTAAGTCCGCATTCAAATTGGTATTCAATGTAGTAGAAGAACATTGGTAAGGTTGCGTGCCTGTGCCTACGGTGGACACGAACCTGCTCGATTCAGCATAATTACCTATTACAACCTTGTTATCTTGCAGTACGATATTGCATAATACATTATTGCTTGAATTTCTTGAATCAATCCAAGCATAGGAACCTCCACCGCCCAATACCAACCGTCTAGCCGAATCCCAGTTTGCAGCAAGATAACCATGATGAGATATAATAGTATTGAATACATCTAATGCCCCTCTTCTAACATCCAACCACATGGCATTGTTTCCTTGTGCCACAAACATTCCGCTAATAGTAGGATACCAACCTATTCCATTCCAAGAACCAAAACGTAAATTCGCATCGGTTGAAGAAGCTGTATCACCACCATCATGAATCCAATTACCCGAAGTTTTAACTACTCTTGTTCCATGAGGAAAATAAAATCCTTTGTTGGTATCCATCGCCAAATCCCCCGTCATGGTATCACCTGCTTTCTTTACGTAGCGTCCGTCAGAATAGCTGGCGTAGTTTACATTGTCAAGCAACATTCTCCAAGGTCTTTTATCAGTATCCCATCCGCTTCTATACTGGATGCCATTGGATGGGTCGTCACTGGATGATGACTTATGGTTCGAGTACAGGTCAAATCTTGAATGGCCTGATGACATGGAAACCACAGCCCCGTAATCATATTTTTTCAGAGTTACCCCATCTGGATAAGCACCGTGGAAATTAAGTATGCCTATTTGTGACCATAAGGTAGAAGCCCCATCACCACTAGCAACTCCATGACTTCTTAAAAACGAATTTTCATGAAATCCGTCAAGAAGGTCTGCATTAAGATTACCCACAACAGTGTTACTTGCCACAATAAATGGAGCAGTGCCACTTGCTACGATAGATTGTAACGGAATATAGCTTACAACCCTGCCCGGTGCTATGCTGAACAAGTTCCTCAAAACAGAGCTTGTGCAAATACTCTCTACCGTACCTGATATTGTACTTGCATAAGTCTGGAATAAATGGGCGGCAGCAATATGTCTTATTCTGTCAGGTCCAGCACCACCTACGGTTGCGGCATCTGTATTACTGGGGCTTAAATCGTTTCCTTTAAACAGGACCAGCTCACCACTTTCCGTACCTCCCCAAAATCTTTCAGCAATGAACGTATGGCTATAACTGCCCGGTCCATCTCCTGTCGTTCCGTAGAAATATATGGTGTTGGGAGAAGTACCGTTCCCTATCTTCAAATCACCGCTCATCGTTATGCTACCTACACCCGTCATATCTCCGCTTACGTTGGCTGTACCGTTGAAGGGCTGCCCCCAAAGGGTACGGGAAGTAGCAAGAGCGTGAGCGGAACTAGCCCAGTTATAATATGCTGGAAGTTCTGAGCCACTATCTGACGGTATAGTAGTGTACCAAGTCCTATTGGATATGTTTGTGGTAATGCCACGTCTATTTAAGATTGATACTTGACAATCACTGTAATCATAAAAACGCCAAAACAGTCTTACTTTCTTGGTTGTAGTATTATAGAATAATCTCCACATTGTATCACCAAGTGAAATAGTGCTTCCGTAATAATTCAAAGACCCAACATAACTTGTACTCTCTTGATTCGTTGTATGAAATACAATACTTATCATACCTGTACCTGCGTGCCTACTATTTACTAGAAGTGTCATGCTGTTAATAGTCCATCCACCCGTCACAGTACCCTCAAATACCAATCTGTACCCTTCATTATTTCCGTCACCGCCGGAAAGTATTACATATTGGTTAACACCATCTGCCCGTAAAAATGAAGATTGATGATAACCGTCTAGTAAATCTGCATTTAAATTATTAACAAGCGTATTGCTTGAAACTATCAAAGGTGATAACCCTGTGGCAACAGTTGACATGAATCTAGGTGCTCTTACATCATTTGGAGTGACACGTAAAACCAGCTTGTTGTTATGGTCTACGACACCAAATCCTGCACTATCCGTACTACTTCCTCTAAGGTTTCCTATATACCAGTAGGTGTCATACCAGTTGAACCTTAATCCGTTTCTTATAGAAGTAAACCCACCATCATCGTTCTTGATAACTCCGTTATCTTTATAGATATTGGTAATATCACAATTTTCCACTCCCTTGAATACGATTGCGCCGGAAGTGGAAGCGGATGTAAGGGTTCCAGTCATAGTATCGCCAGCCTTTTTCACCCATCTACCGTCCAATACGGAAGTAGGGATATGACTTGCATCTATGACTTTACTTGAATCAGCCTTTTTCAATTCAGCCCACATAGCGTCAGCGTCAAGTCCTCCCTGCCCAGCCATGTCGTACAGTTTCTTTATCGTGTACGCATTAAACGTATTGTCAAGGTCTGAATCGGAGAAGGTTGTGCCGTCAGTAAGGTTTGCGAAGCTGTAAACGGTATTTACAACACCGCTGCCACCACCGCTACCACCTGTTTTCACGCCAAGAGCAGATACCCAACCGTCCGAGTAGAATCCTACCGTGTTTCCGTCTGTTCTATGCTTCACTCTCAGAGCCTTGTTTGCCGAATCGTAAACAAGTTGGGCATCTCCTATCTGTATATATTCGTTTGCTGTAAGTCGTGCTGCGGAAACGCCACCTGTAAATCCTGCTGAAACGCCATTGAGGTGTCCTTGTTTGTTTATTTGTATTACTCCTACATCTGACGTATCTCCATTAGGACGGAAATAAATCATACCCTCATTTCCATAGCTTGATATGACGGTATTGCCTGTCGTGTTACGGAAAACAGTATTTCCGCCATAAGACAGACCGATACCACTATTCATCAGAATATTCTTGGTAAATGTCTTTTGTCCCGAAATAGTCTGAGCAGTAGTCAAGGTAACGGCATCAGTAATCCCGTACCCTGCCAAAGTGGTAGGATTATCACCAACTGTAACACGCCCGTAGGTGTCTACTGTAACTTTCGTATATGTACCAGCATTCACCCCCGTGGTAGCCAGTGACAATGTGCGGTTTGCGGACAGGTTTCCACCTCCCGTAAGACCAGTTCCTGCACTTATCGTTATGGTCTTGTCCGCTTTCAATGCGAGAAGTTCGGCTAGATTGTCGCTTTCTGTAAGACCGTCAAGGAATGCTTCAAGTTCCTTCCATTTGTTGATAATGTTATCGGCATCGCTTCCTTCTAAAAAGTTGTTCAACTTGTTGCTTAACTGCGTTACGGTATTGTTAAGCGTGCCCAAATCCTGTTGTCTAGCGAATGTTTCTCCGAATACGGCAGTGATGGTTTTCCCGTCAGAACTAAGTGCCATGTTTGTTACGGCATTTCCACTTCCCGACTGGGTGATATTCTTTATACCACCACCTTCCTTCGCCATTTTCCAAATCTCGTTTATCGTGTACGCATTAAACGTATTGTCAAGGTCTGAATCGGAGAAGGTTGTGCCGAGATTGGAAAAACCATATACGTTTTTCACAAGTCCGTCACCACCGCTACCACCGCTTCCTCCGGGCGATACGCCCAAAGCGGAAATCCATCCTCTGGTATAAAAGCCTATTTCCGTACTTCCATCTATATGCTCAAATGTGACTGCCTTGTTTACGGAATCATATATAATCTTTATATCGCCAACCTGCAACGACTGTGTTTTTACCGTGCCGCTTATGTTGGCATCTACAGCATAAATATTCTCCCATCTCTTCGATTCAAGACCAAGTGTGGATGCGTTGTTCACGCTAGGAACTACATTTGCCGTAGACAACTGACCAGTGAATATCTTGCTTGCAGTAACTGTCTGTTCCGTATCAAGCGTTACAAATTTATTGTCAGGAAGATGGGATATGTGAATTTTCTTTGTCGGATCATCCTTTCCCAACTCCTGCCACAATTTGTCCGTATTCATTCCGCCTTCCTTGGCTAGCTTCCATATCTCGTTGATGGTATATGCGTTGAATGTATTGCTAAGGTTGGAATCGTCAAACGTCTTACCTAAATCGGCAAATCCGTACACGGCCTTAATCAGTCCGCCTTCACCACCTCCCGGTTCTCCGCTACCACTCTGTGCGCCCAACGCTGATATCCATTGGTTTGTATAGAACGCTGACTTGCATCGTAACGCTTGGTTTACTTCATCCCATTCAAACCATCCGTTGAACTTCTGAAACGATGCAATAAGGTCATTAAGTAGCTGTTCAGAGAAAATATTCGTTCCGCTTCCCGTACCACTTCCACCTAATGTTACATTTGTCGTATTCTGTGTTGAAGTAGTCTGATTCTCCTGTGCCAGCCGTTCATAGAAAGACAATATCTTTCTTCTTGCAATGGTGCATGAATATGACGGGAACATATTCTCCTTGGAGTATTTAATCTCCAAAGACTGTATCTGTAACTGCATATCCACTATCTGACCGTTATCAGAGAAATCGAACACGCCTATTCCATCATCCCTTACCTTTAGCATATTTCCTTCTATGAAGTCAATGAAAAGGTTAGGATGCTCAGCAACAAATCCGCTAGATATGTCAAGTGAAACGGTTCGGTTCTCATGGTCATATCTTGACAGGTAGTCAAGAGCCGCCTTTTCAAGCGTGTTCTCAGCCATTGTCACATAAGATTCGGGCATGACAATATTCAGAATGACAAACTCCGTTCCTGCTGCAATTGAAGGAGATTTACCATCCGTATAAAGCGGAAGTTTGGCATTGTCGCTATCCGTTCTGTAGCATGATATTTTATATCGTGCCCCCTTATTAAACATGGCAACATCCTCTTCCGTTTCCCCCGTATCACCGTTCACCTCACCGTAAAGAGGAATAATACCGTTTTTGTTTATCTTAAATTCCGTGCCTGTATAAGTTCCTGTACGCATACTGAACACCGCATCCGTCACAGAAGCGTATTTGTAATAGAACCTGTCCTGTGAACCGTCCTGATTACCGAAATGTATGTTGCAGGTCATTTCCTCACTAAAGCCTATCTTACAGCTTCCGGCAGGAACATCTGAATCAAACGTGAACTCAACACGTATGGTGACTGTCGTATTCTGACCTTTTTCTATATATCCTACAAGAGAGGTCTTGTCGTAAGGTATTTCAAGCATACCAGTAGCACCTTCCTCTCCGATAACAACCTCTTTCAAAGGAGAAGCCTGACCCAATACACGGTTTAAAACCATACGTAGGTTAATCTTAACCTTTTTCCCTAAAGCATCACTTCCTATAGGTAATATGCTGAAAAGCATCTTTCCTGAGAAGGAGGCATTAACCTTTACAGGCTGGTCATAATATGCCCTTGTACCATATATATCAAACCTCTCGAAATCCCTGTATTTGTCAAACAGAGCATGGGGTTTGTACTGTGGCTGCACATTGTCGTTTATCTTTCCGGATGAATCACCGTCCTCATACACCTTGTACCCTAGGTTGAATCCAGGAGAGGTCATATAAATGAAGAAACTGTCACTATCATCACTCTTTATAGGAGTAGAACCGATAATCTTATCTATTCGTGTAGATGCGCTAGCACCCTCACCTGCCACCTTTCCCGATTGAGGGTCTGGTTCTCCATCCGCCTTGTATGTATCCCATTCTGGAAGTCCTGACGGGTACAGATCGCCAAGTTTTTTCCCTCTGATGGAAGGGTATATCCCACTGAACGTGTTTGATATGGTTTTTCCTCTCACACCATAGTTCTTCAATCCGTATTCGCTGTCAATATAATATCTTATATTCCCGTCAGAATCATTCGGAAGAAGGATGTACGGGCAATAGCGTGATTCATCGGCAGGCTTAGCGTCTTTCTTGTATTCGGGAGGAACGTTCCTGCTTCCACCTTGTGGTATGATTCGGGTTATGACAGGTGTGCTTGTATCTACGGAAGAGGAAACTTTTACAGCACCCCCACCGTCACCCTGCTTGAATGTCCAGTTTACGGACGGTCTTGTCTTGTCCGTAATGGTTATTATCCCACCGTTCGCTGTCGTTGAGAAGTAATAATTGAGATAAAACTTGTCATAGAAGTTCTTCAATGCTTCAAACAGGTTGGTCCCATCAGATATGTCAATCATATCTTCTGTGAGATCACCTTCCGCATCCACATTCAATGTCCATGTGCCAATGCCTGTATATCCTGCACCCAATGACGCATTGTAAGATTCTATATTTGCTTCGATGCGTGTGGCAAGCTGTTTTGCATCACCCCAAAACTGGAACAGACCGCCATGTGTGTATCTTATCTTATTTATTTCCCCACCTGTTCCGCTTACTATGTCAAGAAATGCCACATTCTGCAAAAGCACCTCCTTACCGTAAAACAGAAGGGAGTATTTGTATTTTCCTGCTTCGTTAAGATTATCTCCCGATGGGGCTTGGTACAGGATGAATGTATTACCGTTATATACGACTGTATCGTATTCCGATTCACTCTTTGAGTTGTATGCCTTGAACTCTATCGGAACAACGGAAACGACTTCACAAGTCAATTTTCTCACTTCCTGCAAAGACGGGCTGTATGAAAAATCAGCACTCTCCGCAATAACCCTATTTCCTCTTTTAATCTGTAAAATCATTGGTCTTTAAAGCGTTGGTTGGTCAATACTGAAATTTAACGAAAATGTATAGGCGGACACAAGTCGGTCCGGGTTTTGCAAGTCCTGAACGTCCTGATAACTCATCTTTGCGCCTGTTTCAAAACCCGTGCATCTTATCACCTGCTTTGCCGATTCTCCCCATACATCATTCCATATAGAGAAAGAGGATGAACCGTATGGCGTACCGGGAGTGGCAGGTATCACATTGGTTATATATGAATAGAACGAACGGATATTCGTCTTTACCGTTTCCACATCTCCCAAAGCGGCAAATGTTATGCTTCCTTCCGTTGGCTGGTAAACAGGCGTGACAGGTTCGTACACCTTCTGACCGTTCTTGTCATACCATTTTTCGGCATAGGCTTCCTTTCTTGTCGGCAAATCCCATAATCCCTTGCTTTCAAGTATATACAGCCTGTATGTGGCATACAAATCCTTTGCCGTATCGCTTCCTTTCTTTATAAAATATTTAGATATAGCCATTCGTGTACATTGTTTATTAGTGCAAAAATAACAAAAATAGTCTTAGAAACCATCTAGTTTTAAAAAATAATTTTCTATATTTGCATCACAATCGGTGCTTTGGATGAGTGGTTTAGTCAACGGTCTGCAAAACCGACAACAGCGGTTCGATTCCGCTAAGCACCTCAAGTGATTGGATTTTTTTTTGTTCATAATCAAACTGGAACGCCCTGCCAACTGTGAAGCTAGCAGGGCGTTTGTTTTAGTCAATTATAACTTTTATCGCATTTCCGCCTGACCTTGGGGCAATGGAAACGACACTCAGAAGTGCTGTCTTTATCGCCATAGTTGCGGCAAGCTGCTGGGTGAGAACCTCCAACTGTGACTGCTGTATGGCTGTCATGTTCGTTCCTCCCGTTCCTGCCGAACCACCATTTAACGATACCAACTGACGGAGAAGATCGCTTTGTACAACCATTTCGTATCTCATCCCGTTAAGATACCCCAACGCTTGATTAAATGCATTCTCGTCAACTCCTGCAATGGCATTGGACAGACCTTCCGCATTTTCCTCCGTTTCAGTAAGCATACCACCAAGGGCGTTGTTTATCTCATTGACTACACCTCCGGCTTCCGCAAAGGCTGATTCCAATGAACCCATTACATTTCCTAGTATTATAAGTTCATCCTTATCTATCTTGTTATCCGCAAACATACCACCTTTGCCGTCTGCTCCGAACAATGTGGTCTGTACCTGTTGCATTGCCTTTTCTATGTATTGTTGCTGTACCCAACTCTTAACAACATCTCTCATAACGTCTGCCACAGTGTCCTTATAAGCCTTTGCAGCATCCTCGCCTTTCAGCCATGCTTCAACAAGAGCATCACCTATCTGACTAGCCCAGTCTTTCAAGTCAATACTATACAACTCACTGGCAAGTGTTTCTGTATAATATCTTATCTCGTACTCTAATTCTTTTATGGTCTGTTTGTATCCTTCTACCTTTTCCCTGTCGGACTTTTTCTTATCTTCTTCGGCAGCAAGAATATCCTTTTGAATCTGCAACTGTTCTTTTAAGTTGGAAACCTGTTGGGATGTCACCTCATCAAGTCTTGCCGGGTCTATAATGTGCTCAAATTCCTTTTCAAGCATATTATAGATATTGGTCAACTTCTTTGATTCAAATTCAAGATCTTCTATATGCTTTTGGAGCCTTTTGTCATGCTGTCTGTTAAACGTAGCGATAACATCAAGCGGCATGGATATTGCCGAGCCTATCGCACCTGCAAAATCACCGCTTTTGAATGAATCCCATGATTTCTTCACGCCTTCATTCATAACTCCCATAGCTTCCGAGAACTGGTTCATTTCTCGCATAAATCCGCTCTCGGTATCCTTACCCATAGAATCCATGAGGTTGGACACGGATGCTATTATCTGCTGCATGGCTTTTATGGCATTGTATATGTTGGTTATGATAAAGTCGATAAGATTTACCGTCTGCAAAGCGTTCTGTGCGGCAGCCATCATTCCTTTACCAGTCTTGACAGCTTCCTGTCCGCTCTTATATCTTGATTCGGCTTCCGACTTGGCACTCAAAGCGGCATTGGCGGCTTCTTCATCACCGTTCTTCATTGCGTCCTCGTATGCCTTGGAAGCATTTTCTATGTCAGCCATAGCCTGTTGCATATCATTCATGCCTGCCATCATCTTTGACTTTCCTGCATCATAACGCTTATTATACAGACCTTCAATCCCATCTTTCATGTACGTCTGAAAGTCAGACTGGTTATTCTTCATCATCTTCTCTATCTGCTTGTCCACACGTTCAAGTTCCTTCATGTATTCCTTTGCGCTAATAGCACCAGACCTGAACGCACTGTTGAGCATTTCCCTTACCTTGTCAGCTACGGTATTTGCAGCCTCCATAGACATCGCTTCAACAGCACCGAAGAAGTTCTGATAGTCTGTGGTCAGCTTGAACAAGTCCATCTCTTCGCTTTTCTGCAATGCGGAAGTTAATGAAGTGTTGCCCATACCCTTTGCCGTTTCAATTCTTTTTCGGTAATTCTCCCTGATAATATCAACCTGTGTATAGTAGTTACCATATTTTTTAAGGTCATTAGCATATTGCTTTGCCATCTCACCGAAATAGCCTTTCCATGCGTCAATCATTCCTTGTATAACCTCTTTCTGATCTTCTCCGATATTCTTATTCCCCTTAATGGCTTCCTGTATCTGATTGATATACTGGTTCATTGAGGTGAATGAAGATGTGTCGGGTACGACAGAAACACCAAGGTCAAGATTCATTCCTGCCAATGCGGATTGCAGATTGTTGTATATCCCTGCCGCAAAACTTTCAGCCATAGTAGATGTATCACCACTGAACTGAACGGCAAGGTCTAAGGCAAGTTCGGAATCACCCGTTATTCCAAGTATGTCACTGTAAAAGTCATACTTGTTCCTGTATCTGTCAAACTCATCCGTAATTCTTTTCATCACCTTCTTGGCTGCTTCAACATAAATTTCAGAGGACAATTCGGCAGCTTTCCTTGCGTTCTTGACCGCATCCTGTGGAACACGTGTTTCCAATTCCTTTGCAGCCTTGTTGTAATTGTCAACAATAGCCTGTTTGTCATATACAATATCCACGCCAAGTTTTAACGCCTGTGAACCGTATATGGCTTCAATCTGCTTTTTGGCTTCTTCCTTACCTATGTTAATGCTCAAATCCTTGAACTTGGAATAGGCGGATTCAAGCAATGACAACCTGTTTTTCCAAAGGTCAGCAAGAGGATCTCTTTTTTTTCCTTCCTTCTTCTGCTTTTCCAGTTCAAGGTTGAATTGTTTTGCTGTTCCCGTAGCCTTTGACATCGCTTCGTTGGCAGCGTTAATCTCATATACCGTCTGTTGTACTTGCTCGGCTTCATAAGGGCTTACAATTCCTGTAATTTGATACTCATCTCCAAGTTTCTTGACCTTTCCTTGGCTAACATACATATCAATGGTGCGCTGTAAATTTTCTATTGAACTTTTGGCGTCTTTATATTCCTGTTTTACCGATTTAAAGTAATCCTCCATAGATTTCACATCGGCAGCCTTTATAGCAATAGTCCATTTATGCCCTGTAATTTCGTCAAGAGATTTTTTCCATCCCGTCAATCCTTCTTGTGCTTCCTTATCGTCAAGTTCTATTTTAACAGCATATTTTTTGTCAATAAATTCATTAAACAATTTTTTAGCATTCTCCCCAAGTTCGCTAGTTGTGGCAAAATTTTCAGATTGAATCCTTATAAAGTCCTTTTGAGCATCATTTAATTTATTTACATCAATACCTACAAATACTTTTTTCAGTTCTTTCTCAAGACTGTTTGCAAAAACATTAAATGATTTTTCAAGTTCTTCAGTTTCGCCCATTATGCCCATCCTCAATTTCTCATACTCCTTCAACAATTCCTCACTGTCAAAATGGGCTTTGTTCTTGAATATTTCAAATGTCCGTGCATCTCCTGACGTTTCAGCCAAAGAACGTATCTTCTCTACAATAGTAGCTGCCGAAGCCCCTTTGTTTATCAGTTCGGTAAGTTCGTTTCTCCATTCCTTAGTACCCTTACCCATATTTATAATCTCCTTGGATGCCTGTACTATCTGCCCACGAAACTCTTCTATATCCTTACTTGCCGAAGTGAGTTTTACAGACGATTTCTCGTAATCTTTAAGCATATCAGAGAATGAATCGCCAAATACGCCCGTAGATGTTGCCTTATCCGCCTTGAACATTATATCCGCATTTTCAGCAGCACGTTTATAAACCTGCTCTAGTTCCGATGCTGACTTTTGCAGATATTCCACACGAGATCTCTGATCATCTATTTTCTTGCTATTTTGTACTATATACTGCCCCATATTGCCATATTTAGACAATACTCCAGTAAGCGTTTCCTCATACGACTGCAACTGTTTCGTGTCAAGCTGTTCAAGGTTTTCCGGGGTGAGTTTGTCGAAGTTTATCTTGTCAAGGTCTTTTTGCAAATCACTGTATGATTCACGGAAAGACTTTGCACTGTCCTTTATCTTCTGATTGAACTCTTCCGAACGTGCAGACATAATATGAAACGCTTCCGCTACAAGCCCTGCAACGGTAAGTATTGTCATAAGAGGATTAGCCTTTATCGTAAGCCACAATGTTTTCAATGAATTTGTCAAACCGAATGTTGCCAGTTTGAATCTGTTCATCAACATTGTCGTTTTTGTCATAGACAACATTCTTGCAGCTTCCGCACCCGTCAGTTTAAGTTCGGTGACAAGAAGATGCCGTTCAGCCTGTGTCAGCATATTCGTGGCAAGAATACGTTTTGCCATCTCTGCTGACATCTTTCCCGAATTAACGGCAGCAACTATCTCTACGGCAGACAGTTTTGACGCTGTCGCTATCTTCCACCTCTCGGCAGTAGTGAGCGTTCTGTACATTGCAGCCTGTTTAAGCAACTGGGCTTCCCGTAATTTCTCAGCCTTAATAGCATTAGTTGTTGCGACAACTTCTTTTCCTAGCATGGCTGTTCTAGCCAACTGCAATCCTTTCAATGCGGCATATCCTACAGCAACACCCTCTATTGCTTTGGAGAAATATCTCCAGTTGTTCATCGCATCGGTTATGCTTCCAACAATTCCTTTCAGAACGGAATCATTCGCCTCGCCTATGTCATTCATCATAATCTTGTATGAATCGGCAAGGTTACTTACCATACCTTTCAAAGATGCAGCTTGTATTTCCTGCATTTTGTAGAACATACCACCATCTTCCGTCATTGTGGTAAACATCTCCCGAATATACTCAAAAGGAATCTGACGTGTTGATATGGCGTTGAACACATCATCAGTAGTTTGAGCCACGCCTCTTACTTCTTCCAGTTTTTTTCTTAATGCGTCCAATGCAGGAATACCAGCTTCTGTCAACTGACGTAATTCCTGTCCCCTTAACACACCTGCGCTTCTTATCTGTCCATAAGCTAGAATAATACGCCCCATATCAACACCAAGACCTGCGGAAACGTCCGCAAGGCTTTTCATTGTACCGTACAATTCATTGACAGGTATCTGGAATGCTGCAAGCTGTTTGGTATATCCAACCAAATCACTGAACTGGAAAGGAGATATTACAGCAAGCCCCTTAATCTGACTGAATATCTGGTCAGCCCGTCTTGCATCCTGTATAATGGCACGTAAAGATACCTGTTGCAGCTCGAACTCCCCACGAATGGAAACAAGTTCCTGAAACATATCTCTGAAAAAGTAGAATCCGGCATAAGTCTTTATCGTATTGACAAACTCACGCATCATTCTGCTCTGCTTTGTCAGTTCCTCGGTAAATTCCTTTGAACTTGCGGCATTTTTCTGATTGGTCTGCTGCATCTTTGTTCCATAGGATGTAGCTTCGTTTACAAACTTGTTGTGTTCCTGTATCTTCCTGTTGAGAAGAGTAAGGGTACGGTTATAGTTTGCGTCAGTCGTATTAAGCGCATTACGCCTGTTCGTTAATTCAGAAATAAGATTGTTAGCCTGATTGATAGACGTAGGATTGATGCTCAACAATTCATTCGTTGATGTTTTTCTTAAAGATGATTGCAACTTCTCCAATCTGCCTTGCAATTTCTGAATAAGAGCGTCAGCCTTTGTTATCTGATTGCTGTTTAAAGGAACTTCAACCTTAAATTTATTCAATAGTTCAAGGCGTTTCTGTATAGCGGCAATCTTCCTGTTCAAGTCCTCAGCACTTCCCTCTGGCATACCAAGGGCAAGTCCAGACTGACCAGAAAGGTATTGTAGATACTTCTGATTGGTCTGCTGCATCTTTTTATTCGCCTGTTCCTGCTTTGATGCTTGTCTATCCATCTCCTTTGTCCGTGCAATCTCCATCTCGTATTGCTGGCGTAGAAGATTAAGTTCTCTCTCATCGGAAATGGACAATTTGGGCGCACTGTTAGCAGTAAGGGAATATGCCGTTTTCAATCTGTTCAATTCAGCCACAAGATCATCTATCGCTTTCTTCTGACTTTCAAGATTGGCTTTTCTTGTAGCCATTCCCTTATCTCCGCCTGCATTGCCTAGGTTACGGTAAGTCTTTTCCAGTTTGTCATACTCTCTTGTCGCTTCAACAATCTTGTTTGACAACCCTTCCATCTGAACAAGTATATCCATTTTCTTGTTCGACTTTCCTTTCCCTACCTTGGACGCGTTTTCATTCGCTTTATTTATCTTATCTACAACCTCGCTAAGTTCTGCATTCATTTTGCCTATATCGGTCAACATAGGCTTGAAGGACATCTCCTGGTTAAAGGTGTCCTGCAACTTCTTCTGTATATCCTTTATCTGTTTGTCAAGACCGGAATCATCTAGCCCAATCTTAAACTTTAATGCTCCTAAATCAACATCAGCCATAGTTATTGTTTTTTTAATTATTGCAAAAATAGCAAAAATAAACACAATAGCATGATTTACAACAAACAAAAACCCATTAGTATTTTTTAACATATTAAAAATTGTGGATAAAAACGATTATGTTATCTTTGCAATAAAATAATTTTTTAACTATGGCTATAGAAGAAAACAAAGTAACACTCGTTGGCGTAAATTCAGCTAGCGTAACATTCAGCAATGAAGCTAATGTGGAAAAACAATACAAGGTGAATGCGAATGTAAACGTATCAAACGGTAAAACAATTGATTCATTTGATGGCGGAGAGGTGAAATCGCTTGAATCAGAGAACCAACTCGCCACATTCTATTTCAATCAGAACGGTGGTATAGCAATCAACTACAATGACCACCCTGAACTGGATACCCAAATCGCTATCATTACTATCATCAACTCTTTCGTAACCGATGTGACAAAATATATCAATACGAAAGGCATCTCATCAGTTTCAATCTAAAAAAAGCAATAAAAAATGACAAACCAAGAAATGTTTTTAAAGAGATTAACTCTCTTGAATATTCCCTTATCGCTAGAAGGAAAAGAACTTCCATCAGAACTGAAAGCAAAAATCATGCTTATGCGTGTCGCTTACGACAAAGCTGCAAAAGCATTCGATGATGATATGCAACAGGTTCTTAAAGAAATAAAGAAGGAAGGATATGACGAGCGCGCACAGAAAATCAATCACATGAAAGAGATTGACGGAAAGGAAGATGCAACAAAAGAGGAAAAGAAAGAAGCAGATGAAATTAGAAAGACCGAAGAAGATTTCAACAAGGAAACAGAAGAACTGAACAAAGCATACTCCGAAGCATACCAAGAGAAAATGAAAGAGGAATGTGATATGAAGCCTAGAAAATTCGCTTTTGAAGGATTCGCTAAAATCATTGAACTTATTGGTACTGACGGTGCAATTAAAGTGAAATGGAACTCTCCCGAAGCATTGGAAATACCGAAGGAGGAATTTATCTCGCTTATCGCAACAAACTTAGTAGATGAATAAGCCGTTTTCTATATTGCTATTTTTTTTGTTACTGTCGTGTTCTTGTTCACGCAAGCTACTTCCATCTTCGACAAATACAACTATAGTAGATCACAACACGACAGTAACGGAAAGAATAGTATGGCAATCAAAAATAATAACTCTTCCAGTAGAACACATACAACATACAACATTTGAAGATAGTTCACACTTGGAAACATCATTAGCCGTATCAGACGCTAAAATAATGTCGGATGGCAGGCTTTTTCATAGTTTGAAAAACAAGAAAGACTTTCTACAAGACAGCATTCCATCCTTGGAAAAAGAAACGGTAGTGACGAAAGATTCGATAATAACCGTGGAGAAAATTGTAGAAGTAAAGGTAGAAAAGGAATTGTCTAAATGGCAAAAAATACTAATCAATCTTGGATACATAGGTATCGGTTTCATATTGTTTTCAGGTTACAAAATAGCCCGAAAGTTCGTGTAACTTTCGGACTTATTTTATTTATCTACTGAACTAGGTACTGGACCACTATCCTTTTTCATCCGAAGAATCACAGGATCGGTAATGTTATGGTAATACCCATCTGTATATTTATACACGATAGATAATTATATACAGTTAATTATACACTTATATAAATACCTAACAATTTTTGTTTCTACATATCGCTGGATTTTATGAATATAGCTCTCATGCTTAAATTTGTCCATAGATTTTGCCCAGATTGTTGTACTTGTAAATTAATACGAACCATTTTAGATATACCTGTAACAAAATCTTCAAAGGCAGATCCAACGGTTACATAAACAGTCTTAGTTTCTTTACCAGAAAGTATTATGTCTGATATCATAGGATTCATGTCTATTCCTGTAACAAACTCAGCATTATAATATCTAGATACAGAATCGCTTCCACCTGAATTAAGAGTACCGTTAACTTCTATACGAAATCTATATTGTTTGGTTATGTTAGTATTCCCCTCTCTTTTATTAGTAACCGTAAACTTAAATAAAATATTTGAATATTTAGTATAGATATCAAACGGGTTACTAGGATTTATGCCAGCAGTAAGATCATGCCAATTCATTTGACCATAATATGCAATACCGTTAAGAAGAGCAGATATTAAAGGTTCATTTACTATTCTAAATATCATAACAGGATAATTGTCATTATCCCAAGGAATAGGAACGCTCATAGGATATGATTCATCTCGTAGGTAAAAAAGTGCATAAATATTTCTCCCAATATCAGATTCAGAAAATCTAAATTCTATTTGAGTACCCATTCCTCCGTTTTCAATAGGCGTACTAGCCAAAATAGTTCTTATAACAGCAGGAACAGGCATAGTAGTAAGCGGATTTTGATAATACAAATCAACAGCTAATTTAAGTTTAGAAACTGTATGGCTTAACGCATAATCCAAATCACTAAGGACTATACTATTGTCTGAAACTTTCGTATAACGTACTTGATATAAATATACCGTCTGAGCTTGATAATTTACTGTAACAACATCATCTTTAATTACGCGCGTCCTTAAAAACGTTTCCGCATTATGATAATACCCATCAAAATCCAATAGCCTAAATGGTTCGCTATTTCCACCTCTTGGAGGCTCATATTCATAAGATGTATTATTTTTGTAACTAGACAATACATCCCCATTGACATTTACGTTCAACCCGCAATTAGCATTATTATCACCTTTCCACCAAGTATCTAATTTTAAGTTTATAGCCATATCAGCATATCTTACAGGCTTTTTCTTACTCCATTTATTTATTTTCCCATGCGTATTTGCGCACGCATACCCTAAATCATAACCATCACTAGTAGGACCGATGCCTAAGGTAGGATATACATCACTATCCAATCCGACAGGAGCGGTGATTTTACCGTTAGAGTGACCCATAATCACCCCCTTCCTCTACAACGGTATAAGAACCTTTACAAACAACAATGCCATTACAACTGATACTACGACAATGAATATCGCCATCAATTATAACAGCATCAGAAATGTCATAATCACTAGGAAGTTCCTCACCACATAGTGTTACAACTTCGACTGCCCCTGTGCAGCTAGACTGCCCCTGTGCAGCTAGACTGCCCCTGTGCAGCTAGACTGCCCCTGTGCTCCCTCGCTTCGCTTCGGTCGCACACCAAGTTTCCGTTTACAAACAAATTAATCTTCATAAATTTACTTTCGTTCGCTTTTCAATTAATATACTTTTCCTTGTAGATATCAATCGCAAATACTTGCAATTGATAGATCCTTTGTTTACTTTTGTTCCATCCAATTTCCTAATATCAAAGGAGCCATTACTTCTTCTTCCAAAAATGTAATACAAATCCTTTTGATATTCAACCAGGTCAAACAACCTAAAACCTTTTACCAAGAATGGTGCTTGATTGAGTTTCTTTCTGCCACCTTTCAAGAAATTAGCTTTGTGTATTTGTCTGTTTTGACAACGCACCTTCTTCTGATAGAAATAATACCCAAGAGGTTTAGCCACAGGATTACCACTGATACACCTTGCATCAACATAATGCTCTTTAGGAAGATTGTTAGTGATACGGGTATTCTTCGTGATATAACCAAAAGTCATACTTACATCAGGATAGATATTCTTTAGCCTATCATATAAACTCCATCGCATAATCCCCATAAATGCGGCATCTCTAAATGACTTTCCACGCTTTACATTTAATTCAAATTCACCTCTATGATATGCCTTATGGCAAGTTTCACAAAGGGTAATCAAGTTTTTTGGGCTATCACCTCCAGTCTTTCTGCTCTCTATGTGATGCACATTCAAAACTTTATCTTTACTCTTACCCTTACAATGTTGGCAAATATGATTATCTCTAAATAGCACATATTCACGCACATTGAAGAAATCAAGTTGTTCTCCTTGTTGGTATTCACTGCCGGATATACTTGGATTATTAATCTTCTGTATATCAAAGGAAGTCGTTTCAACTACGATATTAGTTATCGGTAGGAACTTATGTATCTTCTCTACAACAGTCAAATGAGTTTGGATTTTGTTTTCAACAGATGGTGCTAGCCAACCTTTACGCTTGGAAGATACCCTATTGTTGAAACGAGCCTTGCGATAACGAAGCCTACTCCTACGGGTTCTTCTTTGTTCCCTACGAGTAGATAACTTATTCACAATATCGTTTCTCAATTCCACATCTGCTGCATACAATTCCTTATCACTTGTTGTTGCCGATATACCGATATGCTTGCTACCAGCATCTACACCCAAACTTACGGGCTGTGTATAATCTGTTGTGTCATAATCCAATTGAATTGTGAACGGAATACGGCACACAACATGGGCTAGACTGTTTTTTAACAGCCTTCTCACCTTACCAAACCTTTCGGTTGGCATAAGTGCTTGTCCTTGTTTGTTAATTACGTAAACCATTTACTATAAGTCGGATTTCTCCGTTAAATGCTCATCGACAATGTTATGGAGAGGTTTTATATGTCAGTAACACTGTTCCTACCCCACAGAACTGTTTAATCACTGACCTTAGAGCAAGGAGCTTGAGCAAACACCCCTTGGTAACTATATATTCTCTCCTAACGCTTAGTCTAATCAACATCTACAGGTATTTAGCCTGTGGGTAGTTAATGTTTATTGTTTTTTAAATATTTCGTAACGCTATCCATTACGCATTCAACACACCAACCTATAAAGTATGCAAAGTGCTCATCCTGCCCATTTTTATACCCCATTGCTATATCACAATAATCAAATACATTACAAACATAATGAGCAGATTCATGAGCAACAGTGCTTACCCCTATACCATCATTGGATAACCAAATAAGTACACCTAAATGGTTTGTACTTTTTTCCCTTACAAAAATAGTCATGCCTTTACAGCCCTTAATTTCATCTTTGGATGTATCTATCGGGTCATGATTAAGTTTGGTGAATTTTCTATATATTTTTCCCCATTGATCATCCCCCACTGCAACATACAGTTTAAGGGGATATATTTTAGGATCGTATTTTGTTATCATCGCAAAACATCTTTTAGTAATATATCGGGATGCTCTTCTTTAGGTTTAGATTCTTTGAATCTATATATAAAGCCACTTGCATCCTTGTTGGCTTCCTCATATAAATCTTCTGTAAGAGAAGCCTTGTACAACTTCATTTTCTCTTCAAAATGATAATCAAGTTTAGGCTGATCCATTATAACTGCCTGTATATAACTCCATGAATATTTCCATAGCAAAGCCCAGTCCTTAATTATCATCAATCCTCCGAATAGCCTTAAATCCCCTCTGAATTGGGGGAAATCTTTTTGGATAGATCCTCGTGAGCCGATTTTGCATCTAGAGATAATTTCATGGCATCCTTCTTGCTTAGTGTCGCTGTCGTATCTATCAAGAACGCTAAACGGATTGTATTTGTAAAAAAATCACCGACATTAGCCCCCTCCACGATGGCTTCTATCAACGGAGTTAGTTCCTTATGATCATAGTGCCTGCTTAACCACCAAGCGTATATACGTCTAGCAAAAGGAATTATCTCAAAAAACCAATAGTTATTCAATACTCCTGCCGCTGCAACTTTGTACGGAATAGATGCGTCATTTTTCATAATTGCAATCATTTCCTTTTTCGCTGTATCGGGATTGATAATGTCGCGTATCAACAGCTTGTCTACAATATAGTCATATGCGCCTAATCTAAGACCACGCACCTTGAATTTCTTATTGCCAACCATAACCTCTTTGTATTTATGAGTGGCAAACTTCTGCATCTTTATCTGATCATCTAAGTCAGGTTGTTTCCAGTTGAATATTCCCATTTTTAAACTAACTTGAACGGTTTAATCATTAATTTTCCTTTCACATCTACCTTCGATATGTTCTTTGGCGTATTTGTATAAACGAACACCTTGGTATATTTAGACGATACAATATCAAGTTTGGCATCGTCAATCAAAGAAACGTGTACTATGCTGTTGTCAAGCGCAACAAGGCTAACATGGCTATTATCCTTGACATACATTTCTCCTATACCGAAATCGTTGAATGTGACAACACAATCACACGAACCATTAAAAATAGACCATTTAGGATTGCTTATGAACAGGTTTGTATCATCAACGAAGATATTAAACTTCTCCCTAACTCCTGCAAATTCCTTCTTGATTATTTCATTTGACGGGAACCTGTTAAATAGGCAGAAGTCAATGCCTCTGATATATTTCTCGCATAATTCATATTTGTCCGGGTTTCCCCATCCATTTGTCCATTCCTTACACAGTCCAAGGCTTATAGCTTTTAGCTTTAATTTATCAGACAATTCTTTATCTGTCATGGTGTTATTTTTTACAGCAAAAATACAACAAAGGTTAACAAAAATCAAACACAATCAGTTAAAAAACAATAAAAGCCGGACGAAAACGCCCGGCTAATAATTCATCACCCGTCTACATCAAGCACTCACTCCCGAATTGTCAAGTTCGAGAACCATCATGGTTTTCAGATACTGAGTGTTAACTTCCAATGCTGTCACAGTAACGGAGAATCCAAGGTATCCAGCGTTACTTGGAGCACCTGTGAAGCTGACAGCCCATGATGCCTTCGGGAAGAAGATCATACGGTCACCAGTACCGTTGATAATACCGATAGGACGTACAAACTGCTTGAATGAGCTTGCACCAAACGCTTTCAGTTTCTGAGAAGCTCCCTTGCCGAAAACATCCGCAGTGTCAGTCAAACTATCCAATTCCAACTCAGCCTTTGCTTCATTTCCTTGCGTAAAGAAAGCGAAAGCAGCTTTTGATGTAGACATACCTGTAAAGGTAAATGCCATAGTACCCGGTGTGATATTCTGGAATACGGTAGCACCCTGTTCGTTCTTTGTTTCAGAAGTGTCAGCGTCAGTACCAGAAGATTCCGTAGTACCAGACTCAATATTTGGAAGAATCTTCGGATTCCTAAAACTTGAATATTGAGTACTATCGGTGATTTCAATCGCATCAAATGTCAAAGCAGCCGACTGCCCGTTCAAGTAAGCAGGGCTAGTGTCTAAATTTACTCGTGCCATTCTATTTTCTGTATTTAAAAAGTTATTGTTAATTGTTGAGAGCGTACCTACCGATGCGCCTCCACTGTTTTTTCTCACGTTTTTCATGCAGCTAATCCTTTGAAATATCAACATTCAACAGGACGGACATATAATAGAACCCAACCCCGTCAAACATTGGTGGTAAAACATTAAATATCTCGAAATGAAGCTGCACAGTCTTTTGCGGGAACAGTTCTACCATTTTCTCACTCAACGCATCCATGACAGACGGATATACGTTCCCAGGCAATGCCCTTACAAACAGAGTAACCGTAGCCATTGTTTCGCCTTTCCCGAAGTGACCGTAAGGGCCGCTCTCGGTATTGCTGACAATTCTTGTATTGTTGTTTACGACAATAAAACTAGTTACCTTATCATCAACACTTGCAGGACGCTGCACCTTATATACATCGTCAGCAATCTTCTTGTCCAATACAATATTGTACAAGGTGGTATTTATTGTTGAAGGATTAAAGTAGCCCATAACTTCACTTAAAATATTTGTTTAACATATTAGCTGCAATTTTCTTAAAAACCACAGTATATTTACCCCCTTTTAAATCTGTCTTTGTCTTAATCCAAGAATCTGAAAGAACGTTCAACAGGTGATAGTTCTCAACATACTTGGCATAATACATGACAGCAGCGACAACCAGTTCATATTTTTCAGAACCATCGGATTTATAACTGTTGAAGAAATCTTCGGCAAGTTCACGCCCCCAATACTCGACATTGTTACGTTTCCTAGGCTCATTTGCAACTTTCGTTGCATTTGCCCACACAATCTTCTTTAGGACCCCATCTTTGTAAATGCCACATCCATAACTATCTTCAAGATTGAAAGTCTGATTGGTAAATCCCTCCATGTCTTTTATATCATCCATGATATTCGTGGCGATATCTTCCATGAACTGCATGATAGAAGCATCCAAGGCAAGCTGGACATTACTACCAAACTCTTTCAATACTTTATCGTTGTTATTTGCCTGCATTTTTTGTACTTGTCTTTCTTGTTACTGGTTTACTCAGTTTCTCAATCTGCTTTTTTAGCAAATCTCGATCATCTTTAGCGCATTTCAGTTCTGTTTTAATATCATTCAGTTCATTGTAAAGCTCCTGTATCTTCTGATAAGCATCGTGGAGAGATTGCTGATAACTCAAAATTTCCTCTTGCGCCTTCTTCAACTGAGCACCCTGAATAGCAAACCCCTTTTCAAGATTGTCCAAGGTAGAAGAATCAATTTCAGTTTCCATCTTTTCCTTCTTCTGCTTAAACATTAACATTGAAGTTAGAAGGGTTATGCCATTTGTACCCAACAAAGCAAGTATTATTTCCGTCCAATTGATTGTCATAGTATTCTAGTTTTCTATTTGGTTAAAGTATATCACCGTACCAAATTCCATATTGTTAAATGGAGGTTTCTTTATCTCACGCCAACTATTGCTGTTGTCCGAAAACGGATGGTTGAAATTCTGCCAATCCAACAGACACCCGGAAGGTATGGTTACATCGTTATCTTCTAGGTAGGCGGCATATTCGGATTTGTCAACATCATTCGTTTCCGAACCTGTGTCCTTTTCCTGTATGTTTGCCCTTCCTTCGTATATCATCTCCCAATATGGGGTAGTCTGATATTTATCCGAACTGTTCTTGTTCTGGTAAATTCTAACCATATCAGGAAACATATCCTCACCTAAAATACTCTTTCCCATACTACCATCTTAATCTAGTTATTTCAACATCAGTTCCAACATCCAAATTCAAACCCCATTTGGCGTATAAATCCTTTGCGCGTTGTTCCAATCTTTTCTTGTCATTGATAGAAATAGTCTTGCTTGTGTCAGTAATTGACCAGTTACCTGCCTTTTTCGTCTTTCCCTGTATGGTTGAAGGGGCAGTACAAACAATGAGCAACAAATCGGCATAAGCCAAATCCTTCTTCATCTCAGACGTTTCACGGCTGTCATCAGACAAACGGAATCCCCATTTCTGGGCAACACTGATATACGATGTGTTTTTCAACTCATAGTCAATCTGTGCTTTCAGATATTCACGCATAGACATATAAAAATATGCTTCCACCTTCATGTTACCCTTTGCTGTTATCTGAGGTGTAACCTGAATAGTGTACGGATTATCTGAAACTTTCAGCCTATCTTCCGGCTTCAATGTTTCATTGTCAGCAATAAGCCAATATCCGAACTCCACACTTTCTTCGGGAATAGCTTGGAGCGTGAGAGTATCTCCAATGAAATACTCCCCTGCGCCTTTTGCTGTGCCTTCGCCATTTATATCAATAATGACCTTCATGGTTCAACTTTTTACAATCCTGTATTTGACTGTTCGTCAACCTTCATAATGATAAGGTTGTTAGGATTCTTCATCACAGGACACGCCCACAATTCACCTGAACTCTTTTCTGCATACGGTTCAGAAGAATACTGATGCAAGAATGCGATACGTCCGCCTTCCAAAGAGGAAATACGTACAGCCGGGTTGGTATCCTGCAAATACATTGACGGTGAGTTCTTGATACGGAAGAACTGACCGCTCTGAACAAGAACAACGGTGTTCTTTTCAAAAGACGGTTTGGCTTCCTCAATCACGCCAAGTTTGTTCCATTTTGATTTTTCCTCAATAGGGATAATCACAGGAATAGAGAACACCTTCATCAGCACATCAACAATTTCCTGATTGTTCATAGGATAGATTGTAGTAGATGCTGCGGCAGGAACAAGACGTGCCTGTACTGCTGCTGTCACTTTCGGGTGCATCAAGAAATTATCATACAAATCCTTTGACATTTCAAAATGATCGTATGGTACACCGTCATTATCGGCAATCTTGCACATTCTTTGAAGGTCTTTAATAGGATCTGCATTTTCGTTCGGTGTCCAGTCTGTATCGCTAAACCATTTCTGTTTTAACGCTTTCAACTTATGTTTTGCAGGAACACGATAGTCGATCTGAACAGGAATTGAGTTAGTGCCACTGGCTGTATAGTTAAGCATACCTGTAGAAAGAGCCTGATAAGTCATACAGTTCAACTCGGTATGGAAGCCTTGGATACACGCTTCCATCTTTGTGAACCACTTCTCACGGATCTTGTCAAGCAATGCACCTTGCGGAATGTCAAGTTCATAGAACTCCTGAATATCGGTTTCCATAAACTGAATGGCGTGACCCATCTTCGGAATACGGCCCGAATACCATTCAAATCCAGTAGTGTCCATAATAGGCTTTTCAGCCAAAGGAGCCAGCATTACAGGACGGGTAGCCTGTGTGTATTCGTCAACCATGACATTCCATGATTTACTCATCTGAGGAACATCCCAATCTCCGTAGCTTCTCCAGTTTTCGTTATCAAATTTCTGATTGGCATAATCCATAAGTTCCTGCATCTCCCCAGAGAAATGCCAATCATAGAAACTAAATGTCGATCTTTGCATAAAACGAAAAAATTTAATTAGTTATACAATGTGTAACGGAAAACGCAAGGATATGATTCATCATCCTTCATCGCCTTTTTGATTGCCGAAGCTACGGGCGGAATGCGTTTTTCCAAAATCTCACTTGTCACCATCCATGCACCGTTGAAAGGATAGAGAGTGGCACCGGGAATGGTGTCAACATCATAAGGCAGGATAGCATTAGGAATAACCTTGAATTTTGCGCTAGCACCAACCTGTGTAACTTCAACCAAAATATCGGTCAATTCCAATTTATCTGCATCCCCGGACAATGTCAGGATGTCATATTCGTCATGAGACGAATCAATAGCGTTAATGGTATAACCAGTTGTAGTACCTGCGACAGTAGTAGGTGCTTTACCGACAACCATGCCAACCTTGGCAACTGTATTACCCATGATTTTTTCAACTTTTACCGTAGCACCAGAATCCGATTTCTCGTACATTCTGAATGAATAGTGAATGTCACCGCCATTCTGCTTTGAGGAATCACATTTAATCATGGTACCAGCCGGAAGTTTGTTCCCAACTGTAGGCATACGTTCTACTGAAACGTTACATCCTACCAACAGTACGTGCAAAGACGTATCATTAGAAAAGATATGTCTTGCGCCACCAATCTTACTATAACTTGTTGCAAGAACTCCTGCTTTCATAATTAAAAAAACTATTTGTTAATTTTACTGTAATATCGGCTGACAATGTTGTTTTCCTTGTTAGCCTTATCTTCTTCTCTCTTTCTATCTATGAATGACTTTACATCGCTAGAACCACCCTTGTCAGAGATAAAAGGATTAATGCCATCCTTTGTGTATTTAGTACACGTTTCATTGTACTTTCCCTGTATTTTCAGAAGAATGCTTGTATCTTCCTCTTCGGGCGAAATCTGAATGTTCTCAAAAATGATGTTGCGCAACAACTCGTTAGGCATACCCGCTTCCGGGCGTTTAATCAAATCAGACAGCTTCTTGCGCTTTTCAGTTACAATCTGCTTCTGCTTTTCCTCCTGCTCTTTAGCTTCAAAATCTTTCTTGAACTTTTCAAACTCTTCAAGTTTAGCCTTGACATCATCGGGCAACTCAAACGGTTTCGGTTCGGGTGCTGGTGTCGGTGTAGGTTGTGGTTGCGGTGCTGGTGTCGGTTGTGGTGCAGGATGTGATTTTTCCCATTCCTTTTTCAAGTTGGATATCTCCTGTTCCTTGATTGTATCCCACTCTTTGCGCTTATCAGACGCAAACGCTCTTACCTGACCTGCCACAGTGTTCTTTAAATGATTCACAACACTTTCATTCCAGAACTTTTCCGCATTTTCCTGCGGTGCGAACGCTGAGAACTCATTAATTGTCTGTTCGATTGTACGATCTGTAATAACGGAGCTACTTTCTCCCAACGCATTCTTGATACCTTCAAAAATGACTTTTACATTTTCATCCATATACTATTTATTTTTTATGTGATTCATGCACAAGACCTTTGCGCACAGTAAGTACCTCTTACCGATGCAAATGTAGTTAAAAAATGTGTATAAGCAAAAAAATATTTAAAAAAATATTATATTTGCGAATCATTATACTGCAATGGAAGAAATTGATTTAAAATACCGAGGATTAAAGACTAAGGATGTTGTCAAATCGCTGAAACGATATGGCAAAAGGGGAATCATACCATATAAAAGCCTTGATTTCGTCCAAAGATATATAGAGGACAGAAGAAGCAAGGGATACAAGGTAAATATGCTTGCCCCACAGAAAGGTTCACAGGAGGCATTTCTAAGAAACAGGGCAGGGATAAAGATACTTCACGGGAATCGTGGGGGAGGAAAATCCGTATGCCTTGGGATGGATATACTGAGTTCATGCAACCACCCGTCATTTTCCGCACTTGTTTTCCGTAAAGACAAGACATCCGCAGAAAAAGCGGATGGTATTCTTAAAGTGGTTTCAAAGATGGTTGAACCTTATGGTGAGTATATTGATTCAAAACGCCTTTCAAGACTTGACGCAGGAGGTGAAATACGGTACGATTATTTCGGTGATGCCTGCCTGTCGGGAGAAAAAGGCATAAATGAATTTAAGGACAGACAACAGGGTGGTAACGTTGTGAAGGTGGCGATAGACGAGTGCTCACAGGCAACGGAACCTATCATAAACTACCTTCAAACGGTATTGCGTTCATCATCAGGACTAAGAACAGGTCTTACAGGTGCGTGCAATCCAAACCCGTACAGCGATTTCTGGAGAGCACTGGTATCATGGTGGGTGGACGATGACGGAATAGCAATTCCAGAAAGATCGGGAAAGGTAAGATATTTCTTTCAATATGGAGATACTATACATGAAACAGCATGGGGTGACAGCCCACAAGAAGTATTTGCTCAGGCAAAAGATTATATCATCGCAAGATTCGGTAAAAATACCAAAATTGACGAAACAAACTGTAAAAGATACATCAAGAGTATAACCTTTATAGCTTCCGGGCTGGAAGATAACAAGATACTTATGGCTTCCAATCCTGACTATCAGAAAAACCTTGGAGGAACAGCACAGGAAGTATCCATAAACGCATTAGGTTCATGGAAGCTGATAAAAGGGGGAAACGAGTGGATAACCCGTGACGAAATGGAGGAAATGTTCTCATCGCAGCCTGTGTTTGACGATTACTTTGAATGTGCTACACTGGATATAGCATACGGTCTTGGTGACGTTTGTGTAATGGGGCACTTCATAGGACATCACTTACAAGACCTGGAATGGTCAAACACATTAAAGCCAAGGGATTTAAACCGATGGGTAAGAAACAATCTACGGAAATGGGGAATCGGTGAAAACAGACTGGCATTTGACGGTCTTGGAGCACCTACATTTCGTGACGCATTCCCCGAAAGCCTGGCAATACTTAGAGGCGTTCCGAAAAGACTAGACAAAAGCAAGGATGATCAGCCTGTAAGATTCTATTTCGATCTAAGGGCACAGCTTGCCGATGAGATGGTAACACGTATAAAAGGAACAAACCTAGGATATTGCGGATTCAGTATAAACCCGGAACTTCTTGACAAACCGTATGTGAACAAAACAATACGGGAAGCACTGATGGATCAGAGAAGAGCAATAAGACGTGACGTGGAAAGGGAAAACGGGAAACTAAGACTTCTGAAAAAGCAGGAAGCAAAAAAGATTGTAGGATGCTCACCCGACTTGATAGAAGGAACATTTTTATACAGGACATATTTTGATATATGCGATGTAATGATTGACATACCTAACGATATAATGGATGAATTAAAATATTTATAATTACCTATGGAAATTTTAAAATTAGACGTTTTATTACGAAAAGAACCGTTCAAAGTGGCACTTCCGTCAAGATGTGACGATGGGAGAGGTGGAGGAACAAAGAAAAAACCAAGACGCTCCACTTTGATATACAAATATATGTCACAAGATGATTTCCTAGCGCAATGGGATACATCAGGGCATTATATACACAACAGACCCGACTGGAAAGACAGTATCCCGTCAGACGAGGATGCCACATCATCGGATGATGAAAGCGCGAATGTAGGTGCTCAGAAAAGAAAAAAGAAATTGGCATCAACTCCCTATGTACTGCAAAGACGAGCATTTCCTCTTCAAAGGATGATACACAAGAAAAGGGTATCACACCTATGTACCAATCCTCTTAAATTCCAGATAAAGAAAAGCGCGTCAAACCAGCAGAACAGGGATAAGCTGACAACATACAAGGAATACTGGACTGATTCTCTCATGGAAACAGCCAAGTTTGAACTTATAAGCGAAGCCGGAAAGGTAGGGGATGCTGCCATATATATATATAAGGATAAGGACGAGATAAAATACAGGTCTTTCAGCTACTCAAAAGGAGATATACTGTATGAACATAAAAACAGAAGAGGGGAAAGAATAGCTTTCGCAAGGGAATATACAACCACATACATATCGGCTGACGGAGAAGAACATACAGACACACTTGTCGATGTATGGACTAAAGATGAGTTTTACACGCTTGATTCCAACGGAGATATAGCAACGGATATTGACGAAAACGGAAATATCATACAACTGCATCAATTCCATAACCTTGGATTTATACCTGTAGTATATCTACGGCTTGAACTTCCATTTTGGGGGGCAGTACAGGACTTGATAGACGATTTCGAGTTCTTAATGTCCATGATAGGAGAATACAACACACGACAGGCATTCCAAATGCTACTTATCAAGACTAACGGAAGAATAAACATTCAAAGAAACGGATTGGGAGGAACTTCCATTTTACGTGTAGGAGCAGAAGATGATGCACAATTCATGGGTAAAATGGACGCTTCAAACTCACTTTTCACCGAAATAGATAACATATACAACGGGATACTTGACGGAAGCGGTGTCGTTCCGCCAATGCAATCATCGTCAGGTGACAGACCTACTGGAACAACGGCAATGTATTACGAGCCGGAAATGGAATGGGCGAGAAGTGATGCACAAATGATGAATACAGCCATAAATGACATGGCCAATATATTCAAATACTATGTAGGAGTAATGGAAGGTGACGCAACAGGTTATAACGCTCTAAGAATAAACGCTACCATAGAGCCATACTCATACATAGACTTCTCTGAATGGAACAATACACTCGTTCAACTTGTAAACTCCCGAATAATATCATTACAGACAGCAAGAGAAGAAAGTGACTTCTCTGCAAATAATGAAGATGATAGAATGGACGAACAAGACAGAAGATTAAACGATATGGAAGCTAGGGTAGTGATAGAAGAAAACAACGAAAACAACGATAACAGCTAAACTATGGGAAAATTTACGAACTTACTAAGAAAAATAAGAAGGACATTAGACTATATATGCCTTAACAATTTGAGAGTTGACGGAATGGAACACCTCATTGCAGGAATACTTGTAGTAAGCGTGGCGCAATGGTTTTTCTCCGTATGGACAGCAATAGCACTAACCTTGTTCATTCTTGTAGGGAAAGAAATCGTCTACGATAAGTGGCTTAGACAAGGAGTGCCCGAATGGAGAGATATATTCTGGGGAGCAGTAGGTATGGTTCTTGGATTGATGTAGAAAAAAACACCACAAAGTTTTGATATATCACAAATTATGCTTTTCTTTATGGTGAACGTCATAACATAATAATATTTGGCAAAATAAATCGAACAGATTTTGTACAAGATATTAAGAATCCCTCTAAGGTGGCAGAAAGGAAACAATCTGCGACTTCTATGCCCTGCGTATGTTGTGACGTTCACACCTACGGAGGGTTTCTTTTTATCACAATTCGTTAAAATATGAACGCCACAACGAATGAACTTATTCCTATTAGTGATAATAACGGTAAGAAAGCCGTTAATGCACGTGATTTGCATTCTTTTCTTGAAAGTAAAAGGGATTTTTCAACATGGATTAAAGATCGCATTAAATCTTATGATTTTATTGAAGGTGTTGATTTTCAATCATTCACCGAAATTGTGGAGCGAGAAATAGGAGCTACTAAACGAATCGAATATGCTCTGTCAATCAGTATGGCAAAAGAGCTATCTATGATTGAAAACAACGAACGGGGAAGGCAAGCTAGAAAATATTTTATCGCATGTGAGGAAAACAAACATGAACTTTCCCGGAAGGAGCTTGCACTAATGGTAATACAAGCCGAAGAAGAGAAAGAACGCTTGGCTTTGGAGAATAAAAAGCAGCAAAAACAGATAGAGAAGCTCCAGCCGAAAGCCGACTTCGCCGACAAAGCCTTTGCAATGGAAGGCAAGTGCGATATAGGACAGGCGGCAAAGATACTTGGCTTGCCTTTCGGGAGAAACTCTTTGTTCAAGAAACTTCGTGAAGCAGGAGTATTCTTTGCTAACAGGAATGAGCCAAAACAGAAGTATATTGATGCTGGGTATTTCGAGATGAAAGAAAAGCCTATTCCAAGAGAGAATCACCCAGGTTTTGTCGTGATGGTTGTTCTATGCACACAAAAAGGTCTTGCATACATTAATCACCTGTTTGGCGGAAAACCGTCCGATGGAAAATTGGCGAGAATAGTATAGCACTGTACATAATGTATTATTACTAAAAAACAAGGAGCGACAAAAACATCGCTCCTATATTTCCTTTAACGTATAATTGATCACTTTATCGTAACCCAAACCTGTTCGCCACGCTTTATCGCATCGTCAATCAACTTGTTCAATTTGTCAGAAGTATAGCGTGATTCGGTAAGCCTGCCTTTTGATGTATTGTTGCCTACAAGGATACACCCAGCAGAATCCTTTGCTGTATTCCCAGCGTGAAAAAGAATACCCTCAAAATGAGGCACATTCAACAACCTTGGCATATTACGCCCGAATTTTGGTGACCAGTTGTATATCACCTGGTATCTACCGTAAGGGATAGCAGATTCAGCATAAACCTTCTTCTCGTTTCCATCAAACACTCCATTCTTATTCACGTCAACAACACGATCTTCAAGCGTATTACTGAAAAACTCACCATCAATATACAAACGCCCTATAGTATAATCAGGCTTACACCATTTTCTTTCTACTAATAGTTCCATAATTTTTTATTTATTGATACATTGCAAATATACAAAAAAGTATTATATTTGCAATGTAATAATTAGGCTAGTTGATATTTAGATGGGCATTAAGGAACAAATGAACACCATTATAAAGTATTCGGTGATTCTTTTATGATAACTGATAGTGGGCGTTGGTATCGTCCCGAACGGATTAACGTTTTAAAATGTGTGTAAAAATGTACATTAATACCTAAAACATTATATTTATCTTTGCCTTATCATAAAGCATCCGTTAATGGATATAGCTTAAATAGTTATTTTCATGCAAAAACTAAATTAGTATCACCCTTGGTAGAAGGGGTTGAGGACGTGGAGTGGTCGACAGTAGTCGGGGCGGTGAAGCGTCAATATGTACGTGTATAAACGTATATAATTACCTTAATAAGCAAGAAATAGATTGGACCCTTTTTCTTGCTTTTTTTATGTACAAACATAAAGTCATTGAATTAAGTCTTTCTTATAGAATAATCTAGTTGTTTCTTTTGAAATTTCCACATGACACTTATCCGCCTCTCTATAGCCAATTCTAGCTTCTTTCCAAGGTTTCTCGTTGCGAATTGACGCTCCCAATTCAAACATTGTCCAAGTATATAATTCCTCCAAAATACTAATAACAAAATCCTGTTGGTCTTGCGTCAACTTTTCAAATTCCTTATCTACATCTTCTTTGGTATTATTTGAATATGTCAATTCTTCATACAACATATATTTATCTTTAAGACTACCGTAAACCTTACGACTAACGGGGCCATGCACCCATGCTTCAAATTTATCAGTAATAAGTTCTTTATCAAAATATGCCAAATGATAAGCATCGCAGTAAAATAATAATCTCTGCAATTTCAAGTGTGACATTGGCCCATAATGTTTTAAAATATAATCTGATAAAATTATAGAATCTATGGTTTCCATATTTTTAGGTATTACAAAACAATTAACAATATTTATCTATTTAACCATTGCAAATATACCATATTTTCTGTTACTTTGCACTATGTAAATGAACCATTACGATGTTTTTACTTTGGCAGCAGGCAGATGTGAATCTTCACTGTTGCCTTTTTTTGTTACATTACATATAAACATACAATGACACCAAATGAAATAAAACAATTTGTATGGTAAATTAAAGTCTAATACATACCTTTGCACTATGGACAACGAAAGAGAAATATTATCGAAACTTGACGCTATCATACAGAACCAAAAGGTTTTGTATGAGAATCAAATTGTCATATTTCAAACTTTAGCATCAATCGGACAAAAGGTTTACAGCCAAAGTGATTTCAAGAGTTTGATGATAAACATGATAGCAAACGGTATAACAGAAAGAGTAGAAGCCAATGATCAACAAAGAAGAAACATCTAAGATTGCAGACTATTACTTCCAGGTAAAAAGACTTGCAAACGGTATAAAATCGTCAACCAGAGAGCGTGCGGAGAAGTTCTCTAAAGATCTTCTAGCCGTATTCCTTTTGGCAGGGGCTAAATCGTTCAAGTCAATATCAAAACTCCCGGATAGCCAAAAAGAAAAAGTGCTAGAACTGACCAAAAAGTTTCGTGAGGATATATATAACGACATATACCAATATGTACTGGAAAGCAATAAACTATCACTAGAACTAAACGATGATCTTGGATGGGAGTATATTTCAATGACGGACAACGGCATTAAGGAATATATGGAAAGGACATACGGTGGAGAAACGACAAAGCAGAGAATAAACACAAATACAAACAGATTCCGCGCTGTTGTTGAAGTATATCTCGCCAATACATTACTGTCAATAAAAACGAACAATATAGAGAAAATAACGGATGAGGTTCAAAAGAAGATATGGAACAACATATCATCACCATATAACGTATCATTTATTCCGCCAAGCAAACAGAAACACTATGGGAGAGGATATGCTACAAACGGTATAAGCCAGTTGTATGTTATAGAACAGCAGATGATTCTAGGAATTTTCAATGAAGCAAATTACAACTCATGGAAAAACATTCCAAATTTCAAGGGATGGAGGACAGCAGTAACGTCTAAAAATCCATGCCAGTTCTGCATTGATGAGCAATACAGAATACACACAGACAGACCTAAGCTGCCGTTCCATGCCCATTGCTTGTGTATATTATATCCGGTGTTTAATACATAATAACTTGATAATCAACATACCATTGAGTAACATTACCATAAGATGGGGGATTTCCAGCATCAACCACATCATTACGAGTAAATGATTTAGGAATATTTGTGCACGAAGGCATCAATATATTACCTGACCATTGACCTGTATAAGATCCATCTTTCGCCCTCCATCTATATCTAGCGTATGGTCTGCCGGATGAAGCAACGTAATCACTAGAAGTGTTATTTGTAATGTTCAATCTGCATTTAGAAGAAGTAGAGCCATTTGTCAACTGTCCGTAAACAGAGAATCCAGAAGCGTTGGCTGTTGTATCTCCCAGTGTAATAGAAAGACTTTGAGTAACCACTATCGGCTTACGAATAAATCCGTCAGATGTAGTAGGGATTAAGCATAATACATTTCCACTGTAATCACAAAAATAACCCTTAATATAAATATATGTATCCCCCATAGATATGAGATTATTGCGATTAAGGGTAATTGAAATTTTTCCTGTACTATCAATACTACTTACAACGAAAACTCCAGAATCCACCAACCTCTTTAATTGATTATATACTTCCACCTTTATTTTCATATTAGACCAAGTAAATCCCCCAAGTATTTTACCCCAATTATACCTAGAATCAGCCCAATATGGTGAAATTGTAAGCACAAACGTTGCCTTTGTAGCGTCTACGGGATTAGTTAGAATATCTTTATCTATTGTAAGAGGTTTAGCCCCATGATCGTATCCATCAAAATCAGTAAGCCTAGCCCATGTTTTAGGTCTATCATATACTAATTTCTTATTTACAGAATCATAAATTATACCAGGTAAACTAGCGTTGTCAAATGAAGGGCTAGACGCTTCTTTGGGTTTTATATAACTCCACATATTAATTTTTTCGCTAAGACAAGCATACCCTAAATCATAACCGTTACTAGTAGCGCCAATACCTAGAGTAGGATATACATCACTATCCAATCCGACAGGTGCGGTGATTTTACCGTTAGAGTGACCCATAATCACCCCCTTCCTCTATAACGGTATAAGAACCTTTACAAACAACAATGCCATTACAACTGATACTACGACAATGAATATCGCCATCAATTATAACAGCATCAGAAATGTCATAATCACTAGGAAGTTCCTCACCACATAGTGTTACAACTTCGACTGCCCCTGTGCAGCTAGACTGCCCCTGTGCAGCTAGACTGCCCCTGTGCAGCTAGACTGCCCCTGTGCTCCCTCGCTTCGCTTCGGTCGCACACCAAATTTCCGTTTACAAACAAATTAATTTTCATCTAACTCACGTATTAAGTCATTAACATACTTTACACAGGAATCTAACTCGTCATACCCGTCCAAAATCATAGCACCCACAGTGATGTGAAGTTTGTCTATCACTTCTTTTTTGAACAGCACGGCATTCGCCTTGCTTGTATCAGACTTTTCTATCACCGTTATTGCAGAATCAATCATCCTAGTTACTTCGGATGGTGGCATCATGGGAATATCAGCACCTTTCCGCCAAGACTGATATTCTCTTAGGTTATCAAGAAGTATTTTTTCCCTCATTACACTATTTTCAAATTAAGAACTCTAGTAACACTGTTTTCCATTTTTTGTACAACAGATTCGGTGAAACCATTATCATCAATTCCTTTCACATAATCAACTAAAGAATGAATTTCCCTGTTCACATCAAGCATAGTAGAACAAACATAATCAAACATTACACTATCAGAAGCCTTATCCATCTCTCTGTCAGCAAAAGTTCTCTCAACCATATTACCATTTTCATCTATCTTATATGAAGGAATTTTAAAGAAAGAGCATATATCAAACCTACTCATTGCACTGATAGTGTTAATCATACTTATAATATCTCTATCAGAACAATCCAAGACAATATCCCTATAATCTTCACACACAAAACAGCTTTTAAAAGAAAAAATTGGAATATCATCTTCTGAATCAATAATAGATGAATCTATATACTGTTTTTCCTTTATTGCAATAAATTCAGAGTGGTCATATCCAACAGATTTATATATTTCAATATCTTCAATCCAATTCGTCAATTTTAACATTGTTTCTCTAATATACCTTTCGTACAAAATAATATCATAATATAATTCAGAAAATCTAAGTTCTTTTTTACAAAAGGTAACAGGCTCAGAAATAGATTTCAAAACGGATAACTTACCCAACACAATATTAAATGTATCAGCTAACGGATATTTACCTTTAATCATCTTTTTCATAACTCAATGAATAAAAATCGGATGGAGGAAAACCCGAAATATGGCAAAAAAAGATAAACCTCCATCCGCAAACAAAAACAAGAATTTAATCAATACAGGCAAAAACCACACATTTCGGACAGCATTGCAATACTAAAAGGGTAAATCATCCCGTCTTTCAGGCTGAACAGGTGCAGGTGATGGTGCTTGTGCTAGTTGCGGCATATCTATCTTAAAGCACCCAACCTCATTGTAATATTTTCCCTGATATTCTCTTGCTCTGATTTCAAGATGGGCAGTAATAGTATCGCCCTCTTTCAATTGAAGATCACACAGGGTACCCATTACATAGAAATACACCTCTTTGGCATACATGGAACCAATTTCCTCAACGAGATAATTTCTCTTCTGCCAAGGATTACCTGCCTTACTTGTACCAGCCTGTAACTGACCTACTTTTTTTACTTTACAATTTAATACTAAATCCATTTTTTTTATTTTTTATACTTTTCCTCTTTGATTTTGTCCAATTCTCTCATTGCGGACAGCCTTCTTTTGTGAGCGTCCACTCTTATCCAGAAAACCTTCCAACTAACTTCCTTACCGTTAGTTGTGTTCTCTTTAAGTATCTTGCCACATTTAAAAATCTCGTTGACAAGATAATCATACCGTTCTTTATCATAGCAATATCTCATGCGACAAAAGTAATATTAAAAAATAAACTAACACAGAAAACAATACTAAAAATAGTTAACTAAATGGTTAATTCTTCCTCTTCCTCTTTCGACAATGCTTCCACGTCACCATCTTCACCTTTAGGGAAATACAGTTCGTCAAGATAATCACTTGCTTCACTCTTATCAGTAAAACTCTTTATAACACTTCCCCGTTTGCTAACGACACGGTAACTAATATTATCCTCTGCTACAACTTTGTAACAATTTAAATCATCCACATCTACAACATCGGGAGCATTATCATCAATACGCATCATGCTCAATATATGAGAATACTCGTTCACCTTCACCGTACAGGAAAAAACATTAGGAACTTGTTCTATTATCAATCCGGAATTTATCAATGAATCAAAAACAGAACGCCTAGGTTTGTATTTCAGTTGCCTCCTTATAAACTTCAACGTTATCATATTATCTCCCCTCTGTGCGGATAATACGCACAAACGTAATACCCGTAACGCATCAATACTACATAGAGGTGAAAGGTACTTGTACAACTGAACAGGAGTAAATTTATGGAAATAATCAAATACTCCCTCTTCCTCTATTTCCTTTACACGCCTTTCCCTTTCTTTATTCCTTACCGTCAAATTAGTAGTTTTCCTTACCGACATAGACTACCCTTTCCATGTATCGTTTTCCTTTATCCATTTACGTTCATCATCACTAAGATCACCTGTTGATTCACGATGATATACACACTTGTTGCATAACCCTGCCTTGGCACGGACACACTTGTCGCAATCGTATGGGAAAAACGCTATAGTTGTCTTGTCATAGAAATCCTCACTGGCATCATCATCAGAAAGCCATCCTTTGAACTTTGCAAGCATATCAAGCGCACCTTTCACATCCTTAAAATCAGCAGTGTCTATATCAGAACGCTTTAGGAAACTTTCTATAAGACTTATCGCATCTTCAAATTCAAGGTTATCCTTGTTTATCAAAGTCTTTGTCTTTTCCTTATTCTCCCCTTCCAATACACGCCTCATGGATGGTGTCACATAATCAGAAGCAAGCATGGAAGATTTGGCATAATTGACAATCTGGGTTATCCTTGGAGAATTAACCCATTGCTTGGCTTTCATAAGCAAAGAACGCTCTGACATACCCTCGTCAATAACGTGTGTTGCCTTGTAAAACAAGACAGGATTGGTATCTATGACATAAGCGGACGCAGCCCATAACTCCATCTCATTCGCATCATCAATATGCTTTGCTATATCAATCTTCTTCTGTTTTTCATCGTCAATAAGAAGATTGTTACTAAGGGGAAGTTTACCCCATCCTTTATTCAAACCCATTATCTTTCCTCCTTCATCCTAGATTTTATCTCCCTTACCTTCTCGTCAAGTTCAGAAGAATATTTTAAAAGATTGTATATGCTACTCCTGTCAATACATAGAAAATCAGAAATTTCAGACATACTTAAACCCATATCACGCATGACACAGCACACAAGAGCACGGTTCATCACAATATCATGCTTTCTGCTTTTCCTGTTAACATCAGTATCGGAAAGACCGCTTGCCGCTAAAACTCTCCGATACATCAAAGCATTGTCAGCATTTTTCCCCATTTCTCACATTTTCCTTATCTACAATCAATTGCATTATATCAGCGTATCCAGCCAAGTCAACCATATTGTCACGCTTTTTATGGAATCCCTGTCTGCATAGTTTTACAGCTATCTGTACAGCAACACAGTCATAAGGAGATAATTCCTTTCCCGTAATCAAAGAAGCCATCTTGGAAATATTTTCAAAATTGACTACTGCATCACCATAGTCAGACTGTCTGCTGTTGTTGCGGATATCCTTTGCTTCATCAAGGATGCTTCTCTCTTTAACATGATCAACATAAGCAATACAATCCGAAAAAAGAATATATTCTTTACCCTGGTCATCCGCGCAAAGAAACTTTTCACCATTCTCAAAACAGTATTTAACAGTGACAAATCCACCGAATACATTTGACTTGCTTACAGAATCTTCACCGTGAAGTGAAATGTATTTATCACGGTTTATAATTTTCACCCTGCTATTCAACATAACTCCAATCATAACAAATCACCAACTTTTATGTTATCCGCATCCTTCTTATCAGAAAAGAAAATACGATCATACTTAGTTTCACCAAACTCAACAAACATAGCAAGAACAAAATACTTGTTCAATACACTATCGTAGCCTTTATCGTAAATTTTGCCTATTTTCTTTGTTTTCATTTACCTGCATTATTTGTATGACCAAAACCTCCATCACCCCTATCCGTTGAATCAAGGCTTTCAACCTCAACAAATTCAACCTCAATATAATTACTGAAAAGAAGCTGAGCAATTCGCTCCTTTGCGGCAATATAGAAAGGCTCTTTCTCAAAACTCTTCACTATAACACCTATACAACCAGTATAGTCACAATCAATAACACCATCCAACACATCTGCGTCATGATACTTCCCGTCAACACCAATAATACCTTTCAGAGAAAATCCACTCCGCGGCTTGATAATAGCCTTCATATTTGAAGGCATCTGAATGGCTATACCAAGTTTAATCAGATTACGACCTTTTCTTATCAACGTGTTGTCAGGAACATACAAATCATACCCGGCAGCACCATCAGTTTTTTTTTCGGGAAGAACTGCATCCCGTCTTAATTTTACAAATTTTACTTGATTCATTTTTTATTTCCTTTTCTCTTTAAATCATACATAGCGCATTCCCTGCTTCTGTAAATCTTGCTTGCAGGATAAATCACATCATTAACAATAACAAAGCCGACAACAGGATCTGTAATGGGAACAACTTCACCATCAACAATAGTAAAATTATTCTCGGATAAAAGCCTTCTCATGGCAGCAATCTGTTCGAGAGTAGCCTTTGAGATATCATAGTTGTTAGAAAAGTTAAACTCTAAATTACAGATAAGAACATTCTTGTCCTTATATAAGAAATTAGCTTTCAAACCACCAGTATTAATAAATACATAATCTATTAAATCTCCTGTCCTGCTTTTAGCAAACAGGAAATCTCCTTTCTTGAAATCGTCAATCTTGACTAGTTCATAAGTGCGCTCATCAATCTTCTTCAATGAATACCCCTCAGGTAGTTTTATTACACTTGCATCTGTCTTACCCATTTCTTTCATCCGTATTCAATCTGAATGCAGCTTCCCTAGCCTCATCCTTCGTCCTATACAACTCTATTTTTTCAAACATACGACCATCATCACAGTCATACGTACACAAGGTGACAGCCCACATATTACCACGTGGAGAATAGAAATACTTACCGTAATCCTTTCCCATCACCTTACCGTCAATCCTTATTTCTCCTTTAGGCATGCTTATTCTTATAAATTTTTACCAATAATCATACAAACAGACGCTCCAAATGGAGGACATGACATATAAGCAAAAGTAATAAACACACCAAAATCACAGAATATTTTTCTATTACCCCTAGCACCAACACACTTATATATCCCTAAATCCTTCATTTTTTTTACTAAACATCTTTTTGCTGGAATTTCAAGGCCTTTATTCTTATATAATTCATATATACGTTCAGCAAATTCGTTGGTATTTATAATGTTGTTTAAACTCACGGAATATGTGCTATTATCCAAAATAAAATCAACCAATTGAGATAAACAGTATAAACCGTCTTTCTTTTCGATAACAATATTGTCAATATAAAAATCTCCATTAACATAATCAAGAAAAGGAGTTTTATCTAATAAAAAATATCTATCAGAAAAACGATCACCAGACATACCACAATTAGCTTTATTCAACATTACATACTTTTTAGACATAATGTCAAAATAATACTTTTCCCTTCTATTTAAATCGGACGGATTACATTCTTCCAATATTGAAAATTCAATATCATTAATATCATAGTCTGATATTTTATCCATATTTGGATGAGTTTTAGATTTAATCATCCTTTTATGACCATCAATTCTGTTAGAAATTCTAATAGATTGACCAACATAACAATAGTTTTATACAAAAACATATAAATACCACAATCTTTCATTTTTATCAAATTTAATTATGCAAATATAATAATAAAATTGATTAAAACAAAATTATCACGCCTTATTTCCTCACCCCAAACTTTTTCCTAAACTCATCAATAGAGCACGCTATTCGCTGACCAAGATGGTCTACATACAAAACAGCATCTTTAATCATTCGGTCATTCTCACTAAGCATGTGGATAATACTGTCAACGACACACTCTTTGCCGCTACCTAATTCAACATACTTATTACCCATGACAATGCAGTCTTTTTCCTTCAAAGGAACAATACGTTCAATCTTGCTTTCACGATATTTTTTCAGTTTTTCAAAGAACTCACGGTGCATGACACACTCGTTCTCATCCATCACATGATAAAATTCACAGCAAATATCGTGAAAATCCTTTACCGTATTAACCTCACTAAGGTTATCAATCACATTCTGCAATGCGTCAAAGAAATTCACATCATGATCATCCAACACTTCTTCCATCATTCTGTCAATGAAAGCAATAGCTGCGTTCTTGAAATCAATATCATCACAACTAAATCCCAAAGAGATATAATTACGCAATGAAAGAAGATTTTCCTTAAAATCAATTCCTATTCCAATATCCATTTCCTAAATTCTTTAATGTTAATACTATTCAAATTATTAATAACAGCATCTCCGATATCATCGTTATGCTTCAATCCAAAAGACAGGATAGGGTGTTCCCACCATCTTGCCACACGTCCTTTGTCACCCCACAAAGATATAGCTTTATTATCAAAGTCGGGGAACAAAATAACATTTTTTGGCAATTTATTTCCAAGCTGGTTCATTCCGCCACAAGCTATCCATACAAAACCGTTACCAAAAGCCATAGAAGCTATTATGGCGGTTTTTTCCGATTCAACCATACAAGTTATCGCATCGCTGCAATAATCCCCTAAAAACGGCTTAAAATAACCACGATAGGTAAACCCTTCTCCCGTAGTAAACTTCCTGAAAGCATGGGTTTCCTTCTTCCTGTGACCGTTCACCCCATATCTTATCCTGTTGTCATGGCACACATTACCATCCTTGTCGGAATACCAGAACACAGCGGATTCCCTTCCAAGACATCCTACCTTATACCTTGAAAACACATCATTCACGGAATCAACACCGAAAACACCTGAAAGGTACTCGTACAGGTTATTACCCTTCCAATGCCCGGCATCGCTAATCCTGTCAACATACTTCACATCAACAAACCTTGATTCCTGTCTACCCGAATCATACTCCCTCTCGTAGAAATCCTTCAAACTCATCCTGCAACCGTCCGGGCTTGACAGAATCCTAAAAGCATCAGAAGCACTACTGCAACTGGGAAGATAAGACACGAGAAAGTCAAACAGGTTGACAGAATCACCGCCCTGCTCGGTAACGGTGATACTGCCCGACTTGTTCATATAGAAAACCAGCTTATCCTTCCTGCTATGGCTCTCCAGATTTATCCGGGCAGGCAACGTCCACCGCTTACCCCTACGCCTTAAAGGAAGTCCAAGCACAGTATCAAGATTGGAAAAAATATAATCATAATCAATACTAGCCATGTCACTACTTAAAATTACGCCATCCCTGTTTTATATCCCTAAAGAAATCCTTCAACGTATAACGATAACCGTCAGGATATCCTAGAAAATCAGAAAGGCATGAAACATACCCACAAGGCTTACGTCCACCCGACCATCGGTACGCCATTTCAGCAGGAACCATAAACACAAGAAGAACAAATACAATGTCAACGTATATGAGAAACATGACAAAACGAATAAAACATTTCATAATCATTCCTCCACATCCCCTAAAAGAAGTTTCTTCGCATAACGCAACGCAAACTCCCAATTGTAATAAAACGTACCTAACAAATCAAAGAACAGGCTATACACAGCATCCTTGTCACCATCGGGAACGGAATACATGATATCATCCATCATACGGATATCATCACTGAACCTGGCATTCTTTGTCGTATAACGCCACAAACCGCCAACGGCAAGTATCTTGGCATGTTCATAAACATGACCGTCAATGGAATATACATCACAAACGTAATCATTAAACCAATCCTCATCGTCAAGCACACCACTAACAGGACTTGCCGACAAAATCATATTAACAAACACACCAAAATGACAATACTGCTCTATCTTACCCGAATCATTGTCAAACTCAACCTTAAAAGCATCCTTGCCGCTCTCATTAATACTGCAAACCATATCACTTACGTAAAGCGTCTTTAACCACTGGCTGAAATTATACCTTTTCAAACCAACCCTGTTACGAGATTCATTTATCGCACACTGGGCATCAGACACACATACATACCAATCAGAAGTAACACGAATACTTCTATCAAATAAAACAATCTCTTTATTATCCATACACAATAAAATTTTTCAGCAAAAATACATATTAAAGTAATATGGTAAAAACAATAACAGTTAAACAATATTAAACAGACAACCTATTATCCTTCCATTTTTTAGCTTTCAACAAACCAACACGGACAGCTTCATTGTTATTCCATTTAAAAATGTCACACATAAGAGATATATATTCATGAATCTTATCTCTATACAACAACTGTTCTTCTGTTGCGTGTTGCCAATCTGTTGTTATACCACATTCTTCTTTTATCATAGTGCACAATAAAGACATAGCTTTTGAGAACTGGCTTTTATTGGAACAATTATTATACAGCGCACCAGTCATTTCTTTAAATGAATCACCGCTATCATTACGATATTCAAGAAGTTTGTCGAATAACCATTCATACACCTCAACTTTCAACTTTGGATTTATAGCCAACGCCAAATCCAAGAATAAAAAAGGATGAACCCATGTATGATGTCCTCTACCCCTTCCGCTGATAATAGCAGTACCATATTTTTTTCTAACTCTACAATAAACTCCCTTGTATTATTGCTTTGCCGCCACTCATGCCATGAAAACAAAGATTTACCATTTTTTAAAAGCCAATTATTACCAGCTTTAATCAAATCCGTAGCAGAATACATTCCACTATCAGAAACAGTTATTTTTTGACCAAAAATAGATGTATCCATATCAATAAGTTTTATATAACTCGAAATTATTATCCATAATACATTTATAGACTATGCCAATAAACTTTCCAATATTAACCTTGTTGTCTATTCTAATGACCTTATACCCCTTGCCTATTAAAAAGTTGGTTCTATTGATTTCATCAATTGTATCATATCCAATATGTCTGTTTTCATCTATTTCAACTATAATGGATTCATTAATTAAAATATCAACACAATATGGCTCTATAGGGTACTGCCTTTCTATCGTAAAATTAATTCCAGATGATTCCATAAATGATTTCAATTCAAAGAAAAACTCACTTTCGTCTATTTTTCTCAAAGATATATCAGAATCAGAAACTAATCCTTGGACAAAAAGCTCGTGTATAAAAAACTTTTTCTCGAACAAAGAAAGCCTATAAGACTTAGATATCCATTCTTTAATACATTCTCCATTAACAAGGACACAACTTCCTCTTCCCTTTTTACTAGGACGAATTATGTTATCTTGATTAAGACTGTTTAATTCAGTATGTTTAAAAGAATTACTTCCTATAAACACATTAAAAACAGACGATTTAAACCATCCATCTTTAACACTTTCTACTTTTACATTATTAAATGTATATTCCATATCTCCTTTTTTATGCAAAGATATGGAATATACATCAATAAACAAAACAAAAAGGGTATTTATTTATCATAGAACAAACCACCCTTAAAACGGCAAATCCTCCTTCATTATATCATCAGCCTGTTGCAGAAGGTATTCGTCAGGATTATACTTCCGTCTTAATACGACCTGAAACAATCTGTTCCTGTTCTCATCCCACGCGGAAGTAACGGAATAGCCTTCCTGGCGTATCATGTCAACCATCTTTCTCTTGCTGTAAGGTCTAACGCCACAGTCATTGCAGTATGCTATGTATTTCACATACAAGTCACGGTCACGGATAGCCGATTCCTCAATATCTCCCGAAGAATCATACCCCGAATCGTAAAGATACGACAGGACACTGTTGGAATCACGTCTTGCGTTCTCCGTAACGGATTCTATCGTATAACTTCTCGTAAACTCACCCTTGTTCTTCACAAACCGTCTTGCACCCTCTATTATCCAGTTTATGATAGCTGCCGATTCCTTTGACAGCTTCAACGGAAGAGATCTGTCCTGTTCCGATTCCTTGAACACACGATAGAACGGGATAACAAGGGAGCGTCTGAAATGACCGTAAGTCTGGTCCGAAACGGAAGGCATCTTGTTAAGGTTAGCCATGAAAGGCGGCATCATGTCGGCAAGGAAAGGCTCACCGAACGGAAGGCGTGCCATAGTAGGCTCACCGGATATGAACTTCTTATACTTGCCACCGCTCACATCCTTCCCACCCATCTCGGAAGCGTAGTTGAGCAGCTTGCCGTTTATCATAGCTATATTGTACTCGCACGTAGACTTGTCACCCGACAGGTCAGCCATCTCCATATAAGAAACATTATCCTTCCCTAGCGCGTTGACAACAGCGTCAAAGAACACCGACTTACCGTTACTACCACAACCGAGAAGGTAACACATCTTCTCCATCTTGATCTTCTTCCTGTCAACAAAGGCACACCCCACAAACTCCTGCAAGGCATCCTGTGTGTCCTTCACCGGGATCACATCGTCCAGAAACTTCTCCCACAACGGGCTGCGCGCCAACGGGTCATAATTGATATTGATACGTATGCACGATTCTATCATAGGGGAGAAATCAAACGTTTCCATCGTTTCCGTGTCAAGGACACAATTGTCAAACGTGATGAAGTTACGCTTCGGATTGAATATCTCATGCGTCACATTCTTCACAATGGTACGATAGAAACGCTCGCTCGTATCGGTCATGTACAGTTCGCTAAGACCGTTTATGCGGCACAAATCCATGCACAGGCGCATCAGATCCTCCTTCATCATGGGAACGAATATCTTCCCGTCAAAAGCCATGATAGAACCGCTCCTGTGGCGTCTGAAATTGCACTCCCTGCACGCATCGGCTATATCCATCTCGACCATAGCGGATATGGAACGCTTCCACTCGCCTTCATCCCTGGCTTTACGGAATCCTCTACCACCGCCCTTGTCCGCCAGCTTGCCCATAACGGAATCAAGGATGTATTCATAAGAAGCCTTTGCAGATTCAGCGACAGTCATTTTCCCCTCCTTTCTCTACCGATCCTACCGATCCTACCGATTCTACCGATTTCTCCCGGTCCACAACCTTCCCGAACATCACAACGGGATACAGGTCATAATCGTCCGTTGATATGTCAGGGCGTGCGTCCATATCGTCAAGCGAAGAATACACGTCCGCGATGTGCTCCAGTTTCCTGCACACGATGGAATCACGTCTTATCCCGTAATACTCTATAAGGTCAGCCATGTACTGTATGGTGATGTCCTTGAACCATGTGAACGCATCATCACGTGTCCTTGCCCCGTCACAGCAGGTATTGAACGTGTACCCGAAACGCCTCATCTTCACGAAGTAGCTGTTCCGCCACAACGACACCGACTTGTCCATCTCGTTCCCTGCGTTACGTATCGCGGTGACGATGCTTCCAGGCATGAGCGCACACCGTGAAACGCGAGCGGCGGAAGGCTTCCCGTTCGCCCCGGTCCCATCCACCATATCCACATCTGGCACGAACCTTAGATCATCCACGCTCCTTCCGCCCACAACGGACGTGTCATGCCGCATAAGATAGTCGGCATCCACGATATGACCGTACTGCCTTACCTGGCCCTCACACCACGAAGCAAATCTCCTTAACGACCGTTTCCACTCGGAAGGAAGCACATACCCGTACCTTGCACATATCTCCGCTATATGCTTCCTCTCCTTCTCCCATTTTCTCTTCATCTTCCTCTCGTACTCCAGCACCTCACCCTCCACGCTGACACCAGCGACCTGTGCAGCCATAGACTTTGCAGTTAAAGGTACGGGCACACGCTTGATGAATGACGCTTCCGACACGAACACAGCCTTTGTTCCGTCCTCCAGAGGCTCGTCAAGTTTAAGACAGCAGTGACGGTCCCTGAAGCTGACGAGCGTAACCCACCCGAACAGCCGTGTCTGAACCCTCATTCCCTTGTACCAACGTTCCCTGTCGGGCATTGCATCGGACAGGCATACGACACGCCTTGATTCGGGCAACCTAAGTTTAATCTCTATTTCTTCTTCCATATTTTACACACACATTTTACTTGATTTTACCTGCAAATATAGCGCAAAAAACAATACGAAAACTAGTAGTTAAATTAATTAACTACAAATGTTTATGTGATTAACAAATACGTGTCAAGGAAGATAGTTTATCTTTCTTTACACAAGATTTTTTACTTTCACGTCTATGGTATGCTTTGAACAGCAAAAGTAAAAAATGTTGATTGTTGTTATTTTTTACTTTTGTTGTAATTTTTCTCATTTTAGTTAAAATGATTTAACTATAATTTTTTATTTACTTGTTATTTTCTACGTTAAGAAATATAAAATTGACTTAATTTAACATAAAATAAAAAATCTAAACACCGATAGTTGCATATGCAACTAATTGATTCGGGAAAATTCGTAAAAAACCTACGAAATTCGTTGATTTTTCGTAGACTTCGTAGACTCTTCGTTTTTCAACACTTGTCAAAAAACTAGCAAAAATTAGTAGTTAAATAGCTGAAAACAAGCTGTTTAGTATTGTCAAAAAAAATTGAATCGTAACCCTATACGAAAAAATCCCCTATTAATTTACGTATTAAATGTTAAAAGTAATATATATTTACAACATATACATACACGTACACCTTACATACTCTATCACAATACATATACATACACAATACATACACAACACATACACATATAGACACCAAAACTGCATACGTAATTTAGTATAGATACATATCAAAACGACGAAATCAACGAAGAATGCTGTAAACCAATAACTTATACTGCAAAAAAAGACATAAAAAATGCAACCATACCTACGAAACACACCGAAAAACCTACGATTTTCGTAACTTTTTATGTAAAGATTTATCCGATTTTGTTGAAAACTACCGAAAATACACCTCCAAAACGCAAAATCAGCCATCCGAGCAAAATTTGGAGAAAAAAAATTTTCAGAAAAAAATTTATCGGGAGCGACACACCCACATAGAAAACTCTAAAAAAGGGGGTATGCCACTGATTTACAGGTAGTTACGTACGTTTATCTATCCCGTTTTTCAACGTTTGTAAATAAAAATAAATTCTTTTCTACGACAATCGAATTTCTAAATCTTTACAAATAAAATATCTTTACAAGTGACATCTACGAAGATTTCGTAATTCCCTCACGTTCAGACACTTACAAACAGATTTAACATAAATTAACATTGAAAAATATTGAAATTAAACATAATATTAAGCTAAAATAGGTCTTGCATGGTCGGATCTATTAATATTATGCAATATTAATTTAAAATATGTATATAAACTGTATTGATTTTGGAAAAAACGGGCTTAATTTATAATGAATGTTAATGAAATATACAACCTAATCAAAAACGCCGTATGTTTGCAGTGTCGGAAGGACAAAGCGATATATGACATATTGAAACAGCTTGCCACGGTGAGAGCGTGGTACAGATCCGCAAACAAGGATAAGCGGAATATAAATAGCGGTGTAGCTAGCCACGATGCAGAGGCACGGAATATTAGATAAGGGTGATAATGTTTTAGTGCGATATGTGATTAGCTCCTGATACGATATAATATAATGTATGTGCGTGTGTATCCTATACATAAGCCTTAATACTTGTCTGTTATGCACGGATAAGTTAATATAAGCCGTAAAAACATACGATACGCGCATACTGTAATGTAGCTACCATGATATTGGTAACGGTTACAAGCCCGTATAGATACAGAGTACAGTATATAAACTTAATACATTATAATATGAAAGCAAAAAGAATCTCACAGAAAGCGGTTAAAAACATGATTAACGGCAACACTGCATTGCTGCATATCGGTAACTTTGATACGGGGAAACGTACCAATTTAAAGCGCGCGGTTAGCGAATGTGT